GAATATATAAATAAGGAAAGGATATGTTTATGAAAAGAGCAGTTTTAAAAAAGGTAGTACTTGAAAACTTTATGTGCTACGCACACGCAGAATTTGATTTTTATGCTATTACAAAGATTATGGCTAAGAATGGCAAAGGTAAGTCAACTATTGCAACCGCTTATATGTGGTGCTTGTTCAACTGTGATTATGAGTTAAAGGATAATCCGGTTGTTAGACGAGAGGTTGACGGAAAGTCCGTTGATGATATGGATACAAGTGTTGAGCTTACACTTGATGTTGACGGAAAAGAGGTAGCTATGAAGAAAGTACAGAAGCGTACCTACAGTAAGGATGGCAGTAGTTATAAAGACGATAACAAGTATTTTATCAACGATGTACCTAAGACATTAAAGGACTTCAACGCATACCTTGATGCTGATATGAATGTATTTAAGATGTGCAGTAATGTAAATGCTTTTCTTAATCAGAAGCCAGCTGAAATGAGAGAATACTTATTCGGGCTTGTAGGAGATGTTACAGACCTTGATATAGCTTCACAGAAAGCTGAATTAGCCGAGTTAGTTCCTTTACTTAATAAGTATACAGTTGAAGAATTATCCGCTATGAATAAGGCTATCAAGACCAAGATTACAAAGGATTTACCTATTCTTGACGGACAGATTAAGGAAAAGGAAAGAGATATACAGCTTAAACAGGGCGTTGAAGTATCTGACCTTGAATTACAGAAGAACAGTCTTAAAGCACAGATTGCCGATTGTGTGGCAAAGCAGACTGACAATGACAAGCTGATGGCTGAATATGACAAGGCTAGTTCGGATATTCTTAATTTGAAGTTTGAACTTAACGATATGAGCCGTAAAGCCAATGAAGAGAATGTTAAGGCAAGAAGAAATCTTGAATCACAGATTAGTAACCTTAATTATGTGATTGAGGATAGTAAGAAGTCAATCAGCAACGCAGAAAATGTAGTTGGTTTTGATAAGGACAAGATAGCTGAATATCAGAAAATACTTGATGATAGCAGAACCGAATGGAAAGCCGAAAAAGAGCGTGTATTTGACGAGAATAGCCTTGTTTGCCCTTATTGTAAACAGGAATATCCAGAGGAAAAGAAAGAGAAACTAAAGGCAGATTTTAAGGCACATAAAGAAACTGAACTTAACAGAATTACCGATAAGGGCAACACAGCTAAGAAAATGCTTGATGAAATCAAAGGATTGTTAGTTGAAGCTGAACAGGAACTGACCGATAGAAAGCAGAAGTTAGAGAAGCATTTAGTTGATTTAGCAGACCTTGAAAAGCAGTTATCAGAACTTCCGCAGGAAATTGATGTATCAGCCACCGAAGAATACAAAGCACTTGAACAGAAGATAGCTGAAAAGGAACAGGCTATGCACAAGGCTAATGATATTTCGGCGATTAAGGCAGAATTAAAGTCACAGGAAACAGCTTTAAGGCAGCAGTTAGCAGAATGCGAAGCCGAGATTGCAAAGTCTGACACGGCGGCAGATGAACAGCGACTTGAAGAATTAAAGCAGATAAGGACTGATTCTGAACAGAATAAGACTAATGCCGAGAAAGTCCTTGATTTACTTGACGAACTGGATAAGGCAAAGAATGAAGCCTTGACAGAAGCAGTAAACAGCCATTTTGGGTTAGTTAAGTGGCAGTTGTTTACTTATACAAAGTCTGGTGGTTACAAGAGCTGTTGTATACCTACTGTTGACGGAAAGAGTATTTTAACAACTATGTCTAACAAGGGTAACAGGATTTTAGGCAGGGTTGACATTTGCAATTCTATTCAGAAGATTAGCGGTATATCAGTTCCTATTGTTTTAGATGATTCTGAAAGCCTTAGTACGGACAATCAGAAGAAAGTTGCTGAAATGGTAGATAGTCAGTTGATTATGCTGATTGTTAATGATAGTGAGAAATTAGAGATTATGGAGGGATGATATAAAACTTTATTTTTACAAATTGAATACAGGTAAAGGATACGGGAAAGCAGGAATTACAGTACAAGTTTGTGAAGCAGAAGAGAAACCAAAGACATACAAGTCCGTTGGTGGAAATTTTCCAAACTACTTAAGTACAGCAAGAAAAGATGAAGAAGGACTGATATTGAGATTTAATTATTTATTCCTTACAGAACCTAATTTTGAGTATGCCAAGGATAAATTTAAGAAGCGTGCAGAATCAAGGATTGCACAGACAAAAGAAATACTTGAAAGAGAAGAAAAGGAATTAAAGATAATCGAAGAAAGCGAGGAATAATTATGGCAGAGAATACAGCAGTTGCGGAAAAGAAAGAAGCTGAAAGCAGAGAGCTTGTAGCAAAGGATTTTACCGAGGGAATGGTTGTGAAAATCAAGCAGAAAGAGAAATTCGGCTTGACATTCCCTAAAGATTACAACTACACAAACGAGTTTATGTCGGCAATGCTGATTTTACAGGACACAGTAGATATGAATAAGAAGCCTGTATTACAGAGTTGCACAAGGGCAAGTATTGAGAATGCACTTGTTGAAATGGTTACGAACGGACTTTCAATGCAGAAGAAACAGTGCTACCCGGTTGCTTATGGCGGCAAGCTACAGTGCCAGAAGTCAGTGTATGGAAACACTTGTATAGCAAGGAGATTTGGACTTAAAGACATTAATGCAGCGGTCATTTACAAGGGAGATGTGTTCAAGTATCACAAAGAGGACGCTAAGACAATTATTGATTGCCACGAACAGAGCTTTGAGAATATCGACAATGATAAGATTGTTGGTGCTTATGCGGTAGCTGTTATGGATGACGGAGAGAAAATATCAGAAGTTATGACTATTGCACAGATTAAACAGGCTTGGAAGCAAGGATATGGCTACAAAGAGAATGGCAATGGCGCTCATCAGAAATTTGCTGACCAGATGGCTATGAAAACTGTTAAGAATAGGCTTCTTAAATATATCAATAATTCTCATAGTGGAAATGAAAATGAGGATTACGAGGAAATCAGCCACGATGAAATGCTTGAACAGGATGTTGCGTACGATATTGAGCAGAACGCAAACAGCGTTGATTTTGAAGAAAGCAACATTATCGAGGGCACAGCCACGGAAGTAACCGAAGAACAGGTGGAAGATAGCACATTACCACCATTTATGCAGGCAGAATAGGAGATTGGGTATGAGAGTAATTTCACAGGACGGAAGAATTGATATTCCATATGATTATTTTACATTAGCTACAGCTGATGAGAAACACGGAACTTTAGAAGTAGCGAGTATCTATTGTCGAAATTTTTCGTCAGATAGTGGTGCGAAGTTAGCTGAATATTTAAGTGTGGAAAAAGCAATTAAAGCTATAAAAATGTTGACAGAAACACAGAAAATGGAGTCAGTAGAATTTGAAGATAGAATTTATCATAGAAATATGGTTTTTCAGTTCCCGCAGGATGATGAAATCGAGGTGTGAGTATGAGATTGAAATGCTTAGGCTCATCGTCAGCCGGAAATTGCTATCTGCTAACTTCCGGTAGCGGAGAAACACTTATCCTTGATTGTGGGATACCGATTAAAGAGATTAAAAAAGGCTTGAATTGGAATGTCAAAGATGTTGTGGGTACGATATGTACCCACCACCACCAAGACCATTCGTTATCAGTTTATCCTTTAAGAAGAATGGGAATACCTGTATTCGCACCATACATAAGCAAAAAACCTATGAAAATTGGTAATGGAGATTTTAGAGTACAGGCATTTGATTTAACAACGATAGACGGAAGCTGGACACATACCAATGCAGACGGAACACCTTGCCCGATATTCGGATTTCTGATTACTCATAAGGAAATGGGGAGAATGCTTTATATTACCGACACAAATTTAATCAAGTGGAAGTTTAAAGACATAAATCACATTCTCTTGGGTGTGAATTATGACAAGGATTTGGTTGATAAGGATAACGACCCAAAGACAAGACACGTTTTCAGAGGTCATTTAAGCATTGACACAGCTTGTGATTTTGTTAGGGCAAATCATTCAGACAGCTTGCAGAATGTCATAATGTGCCATTTATCGGCAGAAAACGCTGATAGCGATAGTTTTATCGAGAAGATGAAAAAAGTTGCCGGAAACGCAAATGTAGATGTTGCGGCAGCAGGGAAAAGTTGGGATTTGAAAAATCCTAGTGAGTGTCCGTTTTAGAAAGGAGAACTGAAATGAAGAAATCTGAACCAAAAATGATTTTAAATATATCTCTCAATAGTGAGGAAATTGAAGAAAAGGTCAAGATTGCTATGGACGAATATGCAGAGAAAGTTATTTATAAAAATCTTGATGAAGAAATTACAAAAATCGTTGACAGAAGAATTGAAAAACTTACGTCTGCTTCAATCTGGAGTAGTGACAGGAAAATACAGGGTGTTTCTTTTGAGCAGTTTGTGAAAGAAAGGACCGAAAAAACTATCGGCGATTTTGTAGAAAAGAATATCAAAGAAATCCTTGCCAGGAGATTTGCTGAAATTATGGCAGATAGGAGTTTTGATAATGATTAAAGGCAGAAAGGAGCAATAATGGAGAGATTAACAGAAAGCAATCCATCGTGGATAGATGATGAATTATGGGAAAGGGCTTGCGAGCCAGACTGTGAAGAAATAGATGCAGTATATCGAAAGCTAAAAGAATATGAGGACTTGGAGGAACAGGGCAGACTTGTCCAATTGCCTTGCAAAGTGGGGGACACAGTATGGGATAATGACTATGGCAGACCTTGTGCATATACAATAACAGCCTTTTCATTTGGTGAATGCGAAGAATACATTTGTGAACCTGTTACAAAAAAAGAAACTGTATTCTATTATGCAAACTCAAGCGGAAGTATCACAGGAAGTTTTGCAGAAAGTGAAATCGGCAAGTCGGTATTCTTGAACAAATCCGAAGCGGAAGCAAAACTGGAAGAATTGAGAGGTGGGGAAAATGAAAGTAGTAACAGTTAGTGATTTGATAAAAATTCTTGATACAAAAGAAAATAGATATGGTGCTACAGGAAAGCCAAGAATGTTGAATCTATCTCTAAATGGCAATTTTTCTGGAAGTATTGAATCTGTAAAGTTAGATGGTTATGGAGATGGGCTTATTACAGACGTGACGATGGAGATTACTTCATCTAAATTCACAACAACCAATGCCGACAGGATAAGGAATATGTCGGATGAAGAGTTAGCAGAGTTTCTTATAACTTTTAAGAACACATTCGGTGAAGAATACGAGGGAGAAGCTAGTTGTATGGATTGGCTTCAATCAGAAGCGGAATAGGAGAGAATATGAAAGGTAGATATTTATTTAAGGCAAAGAGGATTGATAATGGAGAATGGGTTACAGGACATTATGTAAAAGGTTTAGATATATATGCTAAAGAAGTTCATCTAATATTTGAACCCACCACAATATTTTATTCTAGCGGAGAGACAGACGGATGGAGTGAAGTAGACCCATCCACTATCTGTCAATGCACAGGCTTGAAAGACAAGAATGGCAAGCTGATTTGGGAGAATGATATTGTAAAAATAAATAATAGCAAGGTGAATACGCTTATAACATTTAGAGATTTTGAAATTATATGTACAATTCCTAACGAAAAATATTATAAACATAGGCTTGAATATGATACGGAATATGAAGTTATTGGTAATATTTTTGACAATCCAGAGTTATTAGAAAGTGAGGAAAAGTAATGAATCGTGTGATTTTATGTGGTAGGCTGACTAGAGAGCCAGAAGTAAGATATTCACAGACGGCAAGTGGAAGTATGGCGGTAGCAAAATACACATTAGCTGTTGACAGAGCTTTCAAGAAAGAGGGCGAACAGGCAGCAGACTTTATTAACTGTATCGCATTTGGCAAGAATGGAGAGTTCACAGAGAAGTATTTGCACCAAGGAACTAAGATTATCGTTGAGGGTAGATGGCAGACAGGCAACTATACTAATAAGGACGGACAGAAAGTTTACACTAATGATTGTGTTGTTGAAAGACACGAATTTTGTGAAAGTCGTGCTAATCAGCAGAGCAATAATAACAATGGAATTATGGGCGGTAATGCTAGTTCAGACAGCTTTATGTCAATTCCAGATGGTGTAGCTGACGAGGGATTACCATTTAATTAAAAGGAGCGTGATAAAAAGTGACAGAAAAAGAACATAGAATATTGCCTAATATTTCAGAAAGAATGTTGGAAGAAAATAGGCAGGCAGGATATAACCACGGATATGCAGTTGGCTATAACGAAGCTGTTGATGATACCGTAGAAGCCATAAAGAAGTTACATGCTTTTACTATTTTAGAAGAGGAAGAGATTGACGAGATGGCAAGGCAGCTAAAGTTAAAGGCAGGTGATAACAGTTGAATTATCAGAACATAGCGAGAGCCAAGGCAATAGAACAGGAAAATAAAAAGCGACTATTGAAGCTGAACCCAAAACTGAACGACAAAAGCGGGATATATTTCCTGTTCCGAGAAGATGAAAACGGATTCAAGTTTGCGTATATCGGACAGGCAGTACATACACTTAGCAGATTGGCGAGCCACCTTGTAGGATATGAACAGCATATAGACCTTAGTTTACGCAAGCATAAGCTGTACGACAAAGAGAAAAATCCTTATGGTTGGCGAGTTGAATTTCTGAATTTCCCCGAAAGTCAGCTTGACGAAAAGGAGAAGTATTACATCAAGCTATATGCTGATAAAGGCTATCAGCTTAGGAATGTCAGTTTAGGCGGTCAAGGAGAAAATCGTGCTAGTGGTTCAATAGGAGAAAGAAAAGCGCCTAAAGGCTATATGCAGGGCGTACAGCAAGGTAAAAAGGTGTTGGCGAGGGAATTATCCTCTATCGCCGAAAAACACCTTAAAATCGAATTGAGAGCGGATAAGGCTAATAACAAGGTGTCGCAGAAGCAGTATGAGAAGTTTCTAGATTTGTTGAAAGTGGGGGAAAATGATGAGCAACGATAATAAAAATGAGCAATGTAAATGGTATGTTACTCATACACCTTATGGATTTCCAGTTTATGCCACAGGCTGTGGGAAAATAAGGCTTAGCTGTGCGACAGGTATTGACATTTACTGTAATGCTTGTGGCAGAAAAATCAAGATTATTGATGATAAGAAAGTTGGTGAGAACAATGCTAATTCCGAAAGTTAAAGCCAAAGAGTTTGAAAAATTCGGATTTAAGAAGTGCAAAGGCGAATATGGTAAGAATGGTTGCTATTACCTTTGCGTTGCAAAAGGTGTGAAAATGCTTTTTGTTAGCGATGTGATTTTTGATGTTAATGATTGGAGAGATAACGACCCAAGAATACACAAGGACGCAAATTGCCGATACAGAGACCACAGGACGTATCTTGATATTGTTTATGAACTAATCAAGTCAGATATGCTTGTAAGCGATTGTTTGAAAGTGGGTGATTCAGAATGAATGATTGCAAAGGCTGTAAATACGAAAATAGCACAGATATGGAGACATTTTTAGAATTTTGTGCAGAATGCAAAAGAGCCTATTCTGATGAAGAAGATAGAGAATTTCAAGAAGATAAGTATAGAACTATAGACTAAAAATCAAAGAAAGGAATAGGTTGTGCGCACATAAAACCGAGGTTTCCTTTTGGTAGATTTAGAATGAAAGAAAAAGTAAAAATTTTTAATGATGATTTTTTAAATGTTGTTAAAAATATAGCTGATGAAAGCATTGATTTAATTGTTACCGACCCACCATACCCAACAACATCTAGGGGAAATGCAGGAAACAGTGGTGGAATGTTTCAAAAGAAGATAAATAAACAAGGAAAAGTTTTTAATTATAACAATATAGATTGCGATATGTATGCATCTGAATTTTACCGTATATTAAAAAATGGTAGCCATTGTTATGTTATGACTAATCATATTAATCTTATAAAAATGCTTAACAGTTTTACGAATTTAAGAACAGAGGACGAAAAAAAGAATGGTATTAAGCAATACGGATTTCATTTTATTAAGTCTTTAATTTGGAACAAGGGAAATAAAATTATGGGGCAATTTTATATGTCGCAATTTGAATATATCCTCTTTTTTAGAAAAGGGAAAGGGGTAAAAATAAATAATTGCGGCACAAGCGATATATTGTCGATTCCCAATATAAAAAGAAAAGATGCAAATGGTAAAAATCTCCACGATACCGAAAAGCCAGTAGAGCTGATGAAAATATTAATTGAGAATTCATCATTAGAAAATCAGATTGTTTTAGACCCTTTTATGGGGATAGGTTCTACCGGAATTGCTTGTTTACAAGCAAATAGAAAATTCATAGGAATTGAGATTGATGAAAAGTATTTTAATATAGCAAAGAATGAAATGCTCGTATTTGAAAAGGACAATCAAATGAATATAAGTGATTTTATAGGAGATACAGTATGAAAGACGAAACAAGGCAGGAAATACAGATTCTACTTGACCTACTCAAAGGCAGTCTTACAAGGAATGGCGTAAGTATGGCAACAGACAGAGAGGGCAACTTAATGTTCTTTGATACATCTGCCTATGTTAGAAGTAAAGGTAAGGAATTTGACGGATTTAGGGTTAACATTAACGATTTAGTGAAGTAACAATGTGACAGAACTTGAAGAGGTAATTATGGCAGGCAATTTTATTAAAATTGACAGAAAGATTTTAAAGTGGGAATGGTGGAGCGATATTAATACATTCAGACTTTTTATGTATATGTTGATAAGTGCCTATTGGAAAGACGGAAATTATAAAGGCAAGATAATTGAAAGAGGGTCTTTCCCCTCTTCAATATCTGAATTATCAAAAGAAACTAATTTGTCTGTAATGGAAATTCGTACCTCACTAAAACACTTACAATTAACAGGCGAAATAACAAGCAAAGCAACAAACAAATTCACGATATTTACTGTAGTTAACTACAATTTGTATCAAACGGATAACAAGCAAGATAACAAACAAATAACAGACAACTTAACAAACAATCAACAAACAGATAACATTCTATTAACAAACTCTATATTAAAAGAAAGTAAGAATGAAAGAACAGAAGAAATTAAAGAAGATAAGAATACAGAAAAAGATATTACTAACGTAATATCCAAAAAGAAAAGTTATTATCCCAATGATGAATTACTTGATGAAGCATTTAACGAGTATGTGACAATGCGTAAGAGAATTAAAAAACCTATATGCACTGACAAAGCATTACACAGGGCGATGAACACTCTTGAAAAGTTGTCTGGTGGAGATAATGACTTAGCTGTTAAAATTCTTAATCAATCAGTAGACCATTGCTGGCAAGGACTGTTTGAGCTGAAAGAAGATAATTCTAATAAGCAAGGCAATCAGATTTTCAATAAGGGTGCTATTGACTGGGATAATGTGTAAAAAAGGGGGCAGTAAGAATGAGCAGATTAGATGATACACTTAATGGAATTAATTTCAGATACGATTATCCGCACAACGGAAGGGTTGAATCACTTTTAAGAACAATAGCGATTAATAGTGCTATTATATGCGACAAATTAGATACTATTTCTAATCAACTGAAAGGAGATGGCAATGACAAGAGAAGAAACAGTTAAAATCATCCGCATTATGTGTGATTGCTACCCTAACTACAAGCCTAACAACTTATCCGAAACAGTAGATGTGTGGAATATGATGCTGAATAATTACAGTTATGAACAAGTGTCAGTTGCACTTAAAGCATACATCAACTCTGATATAAGCGGATTTGCTCCAAGTATAGGACAGTTGATAGGTAAGATACAGACAATATCACAGCCACAGGAGCTTGACGGAATGACAGCTTGGGGGTTAGTTAGTAAAGCGTTACGGAATGGTACTTATGGGGCAGTTGAAGAATTTAACAAACTACCGCCACTTGTAAAACAGGCGGTTGGTATGCCAGATAACCTTAAAAACTGGGCGACATCAGATTATCAGACGATAGAAACAGTAATACAATCGAATTTCTTAAGAACCTATGAAACAGTTGTTAAGCGTGCAAATGAAATAAATCGTATGCCAGACGACATTAAATCACTCATCGAAAAGATGAATGCAATTTCGTATAAAGCTCAATTCCAGCAAAAATTCCAAAGAGATATAAATACACCTACAATCAAAGAAAATGCCCTTATCGGTCAAAATACAAACGCAGAAGAATATATTGAAGCACCTAAAGAGATACAAGATAGAATTGACAGAATGAGAGGTTGATTTTCAATGGAGACAACGCCAATTAGTCCGCAGAAGAAATTATATAATTACCGCCGAGAGAATGGATTGTGCCCTAAATGCGGCAAGCCGCTTGATAGAAAAGGCTTTTATTGTGAAGAATGTAGGGAGAAGCAAACGACTTACAGTAGAGAAACTAGAGAACTTTGCAGGCAGTTTAAAATTTGCCCGGAATGTCGCAAAAATAAACTTGTGGGTGATGAAAAGATATGTCCGGAATGTTTGGCTAACAAAGCTGAATATAGAGCTAATCACCCATTAAGTGATGATAAGCGAAGAAAAAACAATGAAGCATTTAAACAGTATTCGAAAAACTTATACGCTGAACGTAGAAAAGCTGGCATATGTGTTAGATGTGGTAAGGCTAAAGCTGTTGAGGGCAAAGCAAAGTGTTTTATATGCCAGAGTAAAGATAATGCTATCCACAGAAAAAGAACTGAAAATAGGCAAAATATAAAAGAATATCGCAAAGAAAATCACTTGTGCTATCGTTGTGGAGAACCTATTGACAGACCACAAGGACAATTATGTCAGAAATGCTGGCAGACAGACTACGAAAGAGGTAAAAGTCTTAAGAATGACAATAGCAAGCACTACTGGCGATACGACAATCAATTTCTAAGAAAGAAGCGAAAATATGAGTAAGGCAGAACAGAAAAAGTTTAAGGAGCAAATGTTACGTGTTCAGATGAATAGAATTAGCAATGAACAGCAGAAGAAAAATTTTGAATCAGCATTGATATTAATTATGTGGGTACTACATGATAAGTTCGGTTTCGGACAGCAGAGATTAACAAAAGTACAGAGAGAACTTAAAGTACTTATAGATAACTATAATGACGGATTATTCACAGCGGAAGAGCTTGTTAATCAGTTATACGAAGAAACAGGAATAGAACATATTAAGTTTAAATAAGGAGATAGGCTTATGAAGTTTTCAGAACTGACTAAGCCGGAACTTGATGAGATAATTAAAAATGCCAATTTTACAGAAGAAGAATTGAGAATATTCAAGTTACTATCACAAGGCAGAAGCATTACAGAAATTGCTATGCGGCTGTCCGTGTGTGATAGAACAGTCAATCGCAAGATAAACAAAATTAAAAAGAAAATAAGTAAGTTGGAGGTTATAAATGATTAGGGTTACTCAAAATGGCGAAGACGTAAAAACAGAAAACATAACTCTTTCAGACAGCTTACTAAAGATAATTGCAGAGATAATTGACAACAAGTAAATATGTGTTACAATGTGCCGTAGAACGTGATAAATGCGGCACATTTATTTATATTATAAGGAGATAAAATATATGGAATGTGTTGCTTATATGAGAGTATCTACTGAAAAACAGGCTGTTGAGGGCAATGGACTTGATAGCCAAAAAAGAGACATTGAAAATTATTGTAGGAAAAATGAGCTTGTAATAACAGATTGGTATATTGACGATGGTTACACAGGTACAAATATGGATAGACCGGAACTTCAAAGACTTGTGAATGATTGTAGCCGCAAAAGAGTAAGTTGTGTTGTTGCTTTTAAGCTTGACCGATTATCAAGAAATATGATTGACGGAATATATCTTATCGAGAAAGTATTTCAAAAGTATAATGTCGTGTTTAAATGTGTTCACGATAGCGTAAATTATGATAGCCCAATGGAGCAGGCGTACACGCAAATGATGGCTGTATTTGCACAGCTTGATAAAAATACTATGATGTTGCGTATGCGTGGCGGTATGCTTGAAAGAATTAAGCAGGGTTACTGGATGGGCGGTGGCAATTTGCCGTATTGTTATTCCTACAGTAAGGAACAAGGTATATTAATACCTATCCCGGAACGTGCAGAACAAGCAAGAAAAGGTCTTGAATTATTCATATCTGGCTATTCAGATGCGAAAATTAAAGAAATTTGTGGCTTTAAGTCTGAACTTGTTACTAGAAGCATTTTGACCGGCGTTGTAAATATCGGAATGATACCTTACAAAGGCAAAATATATCAAGGAAAACACGAACCTATTTTTGATAAAGATAGGTTTAATCTTGGATTAGAACTAAGAAAGTCAAGGTGTTCAGCAAAAACTTACTGCATAACTGAGCCTAATTTATTGACCGGATTATGTTATTGTGGAATTTGTGGTTGCAAAATGCGTTATCAAAAATGGGGCAGTGAAAAACATAAGATTTATTGTTGCTCAAGAAATAAATCGCTTTCATATCTGCCTAATTATAATGCAAGCTGTAATAATTCGCTTGAATGGGCGGACGAGATAGAGAAACAAGTAGAAGAAGAAATCCTTAAAATATCACTTGATTTATCATCTTACAAGCCAAAAGAAAAGGCGACAAAACTTGAAATTATGCAATCACAGCTTGAAAAGGAACAGATTAAGCTAAAAAGATTGTATAATCTGTATGCTGACGGAAATGATACTGTCTTAGAAATGATTAAAGAACTGGAAGCACAGATTAAGGAAATGAAATTAAACATTGCCGCTGAAAGCAAAAACGCAATCAATACGCAGAAAAAGGAGTTTGTTTATGAGAACATAAAAAAACTTGCCGACATTTGGGATAAGGTCGACAAGAAACAAAAGAACTTGATACTAAAGACTATAATTGACAAGATAGTAATTGTCAATGGAAATATTGAAATACAGCTTAAGAATTTTTAGCACAAACTTAATGCAGTTCCTATAGCATATAGGAAGTGCTAATGCCGCATTTATCACGTTTTACAATTATATAATTTCAGCATTGTCGCTTATATGTCGCACATATGTCTATTATGTGTCGCTATAAGTGATTTTTTTTATGCAAAAATATAATCAGAAAGAGAGGTAGTGCAAATGTTTTCTGATGAAGTTAGAGAAAAAATCTTAAGCAAAGAAGAATTGCAGAAACTTGACTTAGTGACATTATCTCTTGTTATCCACGCAATCGAGGAAGTTTTAGAGGAGGCAGACAATGAACAATCCTTATCAGCAACCGATTATGAGTAATTATGTACCTCAATATGGAGCATATCAATATAATCCTATGGCAAATATCCAGAGATTTCAGCCGCAGGAGCAGATACAACCACAAGTCCAACAACCTATGCCACAGCAGATAGTAGGCATTAACGGAAGAATAGTACAGGCGGTTGAAAATATTAATGCAAATGAAGTACCTATGGATGGCTCAATGGCATTTTTCCCGAAGCAGGATATGTCGGAGATATATGTCAAGGGCTGGAATGCTGACGGAACGATTAGAACGATTGTGTATAAGCCTTATACAGAACCTAAAGATAATCAGGCAGTAAATTCTATGATTGACGTAGAAAACGCTAAATTTACCCTATCAGACGAAAGCACACAGCTATTTCTGAATAAGTTTGAAGAATTATCAGAGAAGATAGGGCAGCTAGAAGATAGATTCGATAAATCTTTAGGAACACAAAGAAAAACTTCACGAACACAAAGTAAAGGCGGTGATGAAGAATGAACCCAATTAACATTTTTCAGATGATGAAAGCTGGTCCGCAACAGTTCATACATCAGATGATGGGAAATAATCAGATTATGAGCAATCCTATCATGAAGAATGCTTTAGGAATGGTACAAAGCGGAAATATGAAAGGCGTAGAAGAATTAGCAAGAAATTTATGCAAAGAAAAAGGTATACAAGCAGATGATTTTGTATCGCAAATAAAACAAAATATAAGACTTTAAAGGGAACTATATAAGTTCCCAATAAAAGCCTTTATACATTATATCCTTATTTGCGTATTTATTAAATGTTTGGGCACATATTTTCTCTTCTTTTTCAGCTTCTCTCATAGAGTGGTAAGTTTTTATTAAAATATGATTTTTGTCGTATTTTTTAATAATTTTTGCCTGCTTATATTCAGGCAATTTAACTTTTCGAGAAAAAGACCAAAGAAAACCGCCAGCACTTCTTGAAGCTCCATTGCAACAATTTACGATGGAAGTTGAAGAAATATTGGTTATTCTGCTGGCTACATTTACTCCATAGAAAGTATTTAAAAAATTTCCGTCAAGGTCAAATTGAAATACTTGCTTTGATTTAGCCAAAGATATTCGATATCCTAGTGTACCATAACTCATATTGTACTCGTTGGTACACCATTCCAAATTATCAGAATGGTTATTGCTTGGATTTTCGTCTTTGTGGTTTACATATGGATAATTGTTTGGGTTTGGGATAAATGCTTCAGCAACTAATCTATGAACAAAAAATGACTTACTTGTATTATTTTTCCTTAAGGTAACTTTTTTATATCCTTTTGGATATGTATTTAGGGAGAGTATTCTTGATTTTAATGGCAGATTACCTGTTTCATTATTTTTCCTTTCAACTATTCTTTCCATGGATTTTACATTTCCCAAGTTGCTGACTTGATAATAGCCCTCATAGCCCGAAATATCTTTCCAAATTTCTTGCATAAAAATAACACCTGTCCTTTCAGTGCGAGATGTCCTATACCAGCTAATGTACGGAAACTGTTAGGACAAACAGCTTATCGGGAGCTACCCTATCCGTACAAATATATTATAACACATTTTAATTAACTTTGATACTAATTCTTGCAAGATTAAGTATATAAAATTTTAATAACGGAGGTAAAAAATTATGTTTAGTTCAAATTGCAACACAGCATCAGTACCATTAGTCGCAAACATTGACGGCAACGGCAATAACGGCGGATGGGCTGACGGCGGATGGCTTTGGATAATCGTTGTATTCGCATTACTCTTTGGATGGGGTAATGGTGGATTTGGCGGTTTTGGTGGCAACAATGGCGGTGGTTATGTTGCGACAGCTGCTACGCAGGCGGACATTCAACGCGGATTTGATAATTCAGCAGTTATCAGCAAGTTAGATGGCATTTCCAACGGACTTTGCGATGGTTTCTATGCTATGAACAACAGTATGCTCACAGGTTTCAATGGCATTAACACAAATATTATGCAGACCGGCTATGGCATCCAGCAGGCTATTAACGCCGATACAGTCGCTAATATGCAGAATACAAACGCATTACAGTCACAGCTTGCTAACTGTTGCTGTGAGACAAGAGAAGCCATTCAGGGTGTAAACTACAATATGGCTACACAGACAAACGCATTACAGAACACAATGTGCAACAACACAAGAGATATTATCGACAGCCAGCAGGCAGGAACGAGAGCTATCCTTGATTTCTTAACAAATGATAAGATAGCAACACTTACAGCAGAGAACAACGATTTACGCAGAGCCGCATCGCAGGATAGACAGAATGCACTTCTGACTACTGCAATGTCAGCACAGACAAATCAGATTATAAATGCTGTAAATCCTACGGCTATTCCAGCTTATGTTGTGCCTAATCCTAATGCTTATGCATATGGCTGTGGCTGCAACACCGGCTGTAACTGCTAAAACTGAATAATTGAGTATCTTAATTGAGTTTAACTCGATTATGTCTGCTAAGCAGTATTACTTACAAACGCAAAGGGCAGACTATAATGTTTGCCCTTATTTTTATGAAAGAGAGGTAAAAATAATGGAAATAACAGGAATTGCATTACAAACAGTTGCCGCCGGAGAAGATGTTACATTTACAGAAACACCGGTATGCGGTAGCAAATGTATAGTCCACAGACAGGGAAGCGGAATTATCAAGTTAAGAGGTATCACCAATCAGTGCAAAGCAAGATTTTTAGTATCTTATAGCGGTAATATTCAGATACCTACAGGCGGTACAGTTGAAGAGATTTCGCTTGCCATTGCAGTAGACGGAGAGCCTTTACAGTCAACAAGAATGGTTGTAACGCCAGCCGTAGTTGAGAATTTCTTTAATGTATCAGCACAGGCATATATTGATGTACATTGCGGTTGTTGCAGTACCGTAGCCGTGCAGAATACGTCTACACAGGCTATCGAAGTACAGAACAGTAATTTGATTGCAGTAAGGGAGGCTTGATGATATGCACAAATGGGCTAAACAGATTATGGAATGTGTCAAGGCTAAAGTTGACGGAATTGGAATTGACAATTTTGAAGGACAGAACCTTGATGATTTAAAGGATTTTACAGAAATAGCGAAGAACATAGCTTGCTTTGACAAGGATTACAGAATTGTTGAAGCTATGGAAAAGTCAGAAGATAACGAGGATATTATGCGTATGCTTGAACAGTACGAAGATTATCCAGACAGAAGATTTTATGACCATTACCGCTATGCAAATGGCAGATTTGCCCCAAAAGGTAAAGGAACATACCGCAGAGGATATGAAGAGCCGCCTTATATGCACATGTACCCAGAAGCAGAGCATATGAGAGATATGGATAGAGATTATGGCAAGATGTACTATACAGAGCCAATGTCTGAAAGCGGCTATGACAGAGCAAAGAGAAACTACACAGAAACTAAGGAAATGTACAAGAATAACACGCCAGAAGATAAGGAACACAAGATGAAGTCACTTGACAGCTACACTAAGGAACTTGCAAGCGATATTACAGGTATGGTGGCTGATATGTCAGCAGAAGAGAAGAACTTGCTTAGAACAAAGTTAAGTACTCTTGTATCTAAGATATGATTTTAAGGGCTATGAGTAGCAATATTCATAGCCTGTTTTATTCAGAAAGGAGCATACAGATGTTTTTTACAATTAATGGTACAAATTGGCGAGTGCAATATGAAAATTCAAATTCGGGTGAATTAAAGCGGTCAGACAATGTTTCTGTACTAGGTGTAACTGATAGAAATACGCATACAATTTATCTGTCAAACGCCTTGCGTGGATTTATGGAACGCAAAGTGCTGATACACGAAGTATGCCACGCAATCTGTATGTCCTATGATGTGTACTTGCCTATTGAACAGGAAGAGATATTGTGTGATTTTGTAGCAACTTATGGCGATGAAGTATTTGACATTGTTGATATGGTTTTAGGGGTAGTTAGGAGAGTGGGATAATGAGTATTGATGAACTGTTAAAGATAATTCAAAAAACTAATCCGACTATGACTAAGGAATTGTTGATATATGAACTTAGTCAATGCCGGTATTCAAGTAAAGCGTTGATTTATACAGAAAAATGCTGTATTGACAGCAATGCTTAAAAATGCTATTATTTAATAGATGTAAACAATAGATAACTATTATATCATTTTACCTTAATAGAACCATAGTGGAAAGTTGCATTGATACATTTTTTGTATAGGTGCAACTTATTTTATTTTGGAGGTTTTGTTATGAGAGTTATTAGGTTGAAAATGTATCAAGAAATGGCTAGATTTAACAATCCATCAGCGCCAAGAGGTGCGGATTGCTATCCTTTACCGCCGTTCAGCACAGTTAATGGATTTATTCATTCAATGTGTCAATGGAAAAAGTATCATAAATTAGATTATTTTGTTACTGGCAAAGGTGTTTACAACACTAAAACACAGAAAGAATGGCACGGCGGCAAGCGTTTTAACAAGGTTAGCGATGAAATGCTTAAGCGTTGGGATATTATAACAGATTATACAGACGGAAGCCACACCGGATGGGTTAATACAGTTAAATATCATTTGATGTTAGTTGATTTATACACAACTATATACATCAAAGCTGATGATAGTGACATAGATGATATATACAATGCTTTACTAAACCCGCCAGTATATCCATCATTAGGCGAATATGGTGATTTATGCAAGATTGAAGCAGTAGATATTGTAGAACTTAAGGAGCTTGACAAACCTATATCAGCTCCATTAGATACGCAATCTTATATTCCTGTTAATAAAGGTAATTTCGCAGGAACTATATATAGAATTAATAACAAATATGAAATTATCAAAGGCTTTAGGCGATTCCAGAAAGTTTCTTGTTACTTAGTGGATAAAGGACAGGAAGTTGTTAGTAATCTTTTTGATGATGATAAACCGATTATTTTTATAGATTAATTTAAAACCCACGGAATATAGGTAAAGTTTTTCTTTACCCCCGTGGGTTAACTTTTTATATTCGCAATTTTAATTTTGACAATTTTCAAAATCCGTTTCAGATTTCGTTCAAATCCTACTTAAAAAATTGAAAAAATTTTCCTACAAAAATATAATGCAAAAATTTTGATACCCCCGTCATATACAATTTTGGAATCCAAAAATCGGTTACACAGAATTTCAATTTTCGCTCCCGATTTTGTTCAGATTTGCCCTGAAAAATTGATGAAAAACTTTAACAGATTAAAGTGCATTATATAAACTTGACCGGCTGCGATTCGTGCTTGTTTTGACTTTGTGACTTTGTGATTTGACCTGTACGGTGGTTTTATTGTGTCGGTGTAGACTTATAAGCCTACAGAACAAAACAGCCTTAAAACGCCTTTGGCAGCGTTGCATAAAATGGGTATAATATGCCCTTGTAGGTTGTGGAAGCTGTCGCCAGTTTTGGCGGATTTTCCAGAACGCACGCCGCCCAACTAGGTACACTTGTACACTTAAAAAGCCTTATATATAAGCATAGCATTATTATATTAATTTTTCAAGGTACACAATAAAAGCATATAAATATATGCTAATGCTTGCGGCTGGAATCGAACCAACCAGAACCCACAGCAAGCCAAAAAGGGCACAGATTGTACGCCCTCAATCAAGTTATTAATTATTAAATTCATAAAATAGACCGCCTTTATTATAACAAGTTGTAAGCCTTTTTAAGCCATAAAAAATATCATAGTTACAATCAAAAACAGCCTGCGAACCTGTGTATATAATTACGCTCCGCCCATTATCCCCAAAAGAAAAATCTGCTATTTTTTCAAGCTCCAAGATTTTAGCCGCCTTTTTCCCATAGATAAATATAAATTTTTCTAAATTTCCGCGGATTTCTCCGGCTGTTAAAGTGTTTAATTTTTCGTATATTGTCATATCATAGACCTCCATATTATTAATATTATCCCTTAAAAGGAAAAACCGCCAGCCGGTATCGGTCCGGCTGGCATCCTCTGCGGCGGTTAATTTGCTTTTGCTTCTGTTCTTAAAATCTCAATGGCTTCTTGTGTTGCGTGTTCCCTGTACCATTTCCAAGGCTTCTTGTATGCCTTCGCAAGTGCAAAATCTTCGTGTTTTTCTGTCAAAATGCGTCTAACTTCTAAAAATGCCTTTTTTGCTTCTTCTAATCTGTTCATAATTTTTTACCTTTCTTTATTTATTCCCTTGTGGGTAAAGCAAGCCGGGGAATCGAACCCCGGAAGTGTCGACCTTGCTATTAAATTGCTTCTTTTTCTTTGCTGATTTCTGCCGCAATTATTCCCTGCTCAAGAAAATAACGCAGTGCGCTATCTCCGAAACGCTGTATATAATATTCTGCAAGCTCCGAAGTGCTAAAGGCGCCTAAGGCTGTGCCAATGTCGCAATAGATGCTTTTATATGTTCTTTGCCTGCTTGCAAGTGCCTTGTCAATCGGATTTTTTGCCTCTTCCTCTTTAACAGCTACAAGTCTATCAGCTCGCATTGTTCTAATATGTTCGTTTCCGCTTTCGTCGGAAACAATAACACATTTAACGCTTTTTCCGCTCTTGGTAGGCTCTACGCTTTTAATTGTGGAAGTGTAACCAAGGTGGAGCGTTTCGACTTAATCATAATAAAAGCTATCTATAGCGGTTTGGGTGGTTCCTTTGACAACTATAGTCATCAAATGGCTAAAGCTATCAAGTGCTAATCCGTATGGGCTCTAAGTCTTTGCTTAATTTATAAATTCTCCTGTCACAGCTTTCGGAAAGTTCTTTTGTGCTTCTTCTGTTGCAAGTTTTTTCATCGTTTTCTAAATATGAAAGCCTGTCAAGGTCTGCGTTCAATCTGTAAAAGCGGTTCATTAAATGTTTTGCAATTTCATATTTGATGTTATAAGTCTCCGTTGCCATTCTCAACTCTTTTTCTCTCTTTTCTGCAATTGTTAATTTTCTCATAATTCTTGTACCTTTTCGCCGATTGTGATATAATCGGCTTACCTTTCTTTTTGATTGGTGGCGGTTCGTTCTTGGTAGGAGTGACCGCCTTTTTTTTATTTGTAACCTAATACTAACACCTTTTAAGGTGTATGTCAACACCTTTTAAGATGTTTTTAAATTTTGTTTTTAAGTGTTGCAAAACTGCAATATTTTATATATAATAGTAAAAACAAAACAGAAAGGAGCTTGTAAATGATTACATATAAAATAGATGTATTAAAAGAGCTGGCACAGCGTGGCTACACCGCTAACAGAATGAGGAAAGAGAAGATATTAAGTGAAAGCACAATGCAGAATCTAAGAAACAGGAGTGACATTAATACAAAAACTTTAAATACATTATGTATTATATTAAGATGCCAGCCAAACGACATTTTAGAGATAGTACCAACCAACGACGAAAAAATAAAATATTTTTAAATAACACTAAAAAGGGTGTTGACAATGTAACGCTATTGGTATATACTTAAGATACATTAAAAGAAAGGACAGCCACAAAGGTTGAAAGGTGGAAAGGATGAAAACAATAAGCATTGACAAGCTCAGGAAAATGAGCTACGAAGATGGAAAAGCATTTTTGTTAAGTGCTGGATATGTAGCACAAGGGAGCGATGAAAGCTCTTGCTACAGTACAGAAGCCGAAAAGATAATAGATGAGCATTTTTATCTTTTTGATGAAGATGATGAGCAGGTTGATTTGATTAATTACACAATTTTGTGTAACCTAAGCGGAGAACCTAACGACGAACAAGAGATTGAAATTGTAAGAGCATATTGGGAAAGAATAGAAGAATAAGAAAGGTTAAAGGTGAAAGCTATGAAGTTAGTAAATGATTTTGACAAAGAGGTTGAATTTGAGAGCTTAGAAGAAGCTAAGGAATATTATTATCCAGAAATGAAGATGACAGAAGAGGATTATACCGGCGACAACTTCGCCGAATATCTTAAGGCGTGGGAAGAATACAAGAAAGGCATCAAGGAAGCCAAGAGCCTCCAGGAGCTGGCGGATGTGTTAAACAGATATTCTAGTGAGTTTGATAATGGCAGTAGCTGGGAAGTAATCGAACAAAAATTTGATTATTTTAACGGTAACGATTGGAAAAAGGTATCTGAAAGCTGGCTTGATGGTGTTAATCTGGACGGCTTGAAAGAAGTATTTGAGGATGTTAATAATCACATTAAATGCGTGTACGAAGATGGTAAAGAAGTGTATTACGAAAATGTATACGGCACTTGGGGATTTCCTACAGTATTCAGATAAACAGAATATAAAACAAATAAAAAAGGGGGCTTTAAGCCCTCTTTTTTCTACGCCGCACGTTACTATTTAAGAAATACAAAAACGTATATTTCAATACATCTGATGTTGTTGTTTATAAATACAAAATAGCATATTTCAATACATTTTTGTTACTGTTTACGTTTTACATAATAAACAGTTTTTCACATTATGTCAAGCCTAAAATTAAAATTGACTTTGTAATATATTTATGCTATATTATTTTAATAATTAAATATATAAGATTTACACCCGATAATATTAATATTGTTATCGGGTTATTTTTTATGTTATTAGTATATATAATTAATTAACTGGATAAGCTCCAGCAGAAAGGGGAACAGATGGAGAAAGTACAGGAAGCACCAGAAAGTCAAGAGATTTTTGAAAATGAAATCGATATGTATTTCAAAAGATTTTGCAAAGATGAAAACATTGAAGATATGGCAGCGGCTCCGCAATCCCTTTTTTATGCCGCCTTGATTTATGTATATAACAATACTTTTAAAGGCACTAATAGGTTAAAATTAAAGGGTAAATTACAGGGATATAATAATAATAATTATAATAATCAATATAGTAATATAAATAATAGTAATTGTAATAGTTATAATTATGAGTATCTTAATTATATAGCAGATTATTATATATATATGTGTTATAAGTATAATAAAATATGTACTATATCAGGATATTGTAAATTAACTGGTATAAGAGAAGATATTGTATATAATTGGGGAAATGAGAGCAGAACGCCACAACTAAGTACATCGGCAAACAATTTATATCAAAAACTGTCAAAAGATTATGAATCTAGTGGAGAGGCTCGGCTCTGGTCCGGTAAGAACCCAGTCGGACAGCTTGCGGTTATGAATCGCCGTTTTGGTTGGAACCTTCCTGGTGTGAGTAGAGAAAGCTCTAGCAAAACAGCTCTAACAGCCGCAGAAATACGCCAGCAATTAAACCAAAATAATGCACAATTAACGGATAAACAGCAGATAAACGCTGTAAACAATTCAGGCACAATTTAAACAACTTGCAAACCGCTTAAATACTGGGTTTGTGAGTAATAAGTATTTATATAACGCTGATAAATTAAGGTTTATCGGCGTTATGGTATGGATATGGTGTTAATTGTGTTAATTATTTGAGAATATGGCATAAAATAGACACAATTACATAGACGAGGGCGGAGGGGGTTTATTTGTCCTCGGAACACGCCCCAACTAAGTCACTCATTTTTCCACGATAAGAAAAAGGCTTTATATATTAATATATATTTATATTATTATTACCCACATAATACACATATTATATAATTATATATAAATAACGCATAACCATTAATCATATAATTAATACTGATAAATCGCTTATATATTTAATTTAAAATAATCTAATTAACATCTATACATTTAAGCTAATTAGGTGTATAATAGACACATATTAATTAATCACAAGATATTCAATAAGCACATCAGAGAATCAGCTGTTCGGCTGAATGAATTCCAAAAAATTTTAAAAAATAAAAAAGAGTTAGGAGTTATAAATGCAGGGCAATGAATACCAAAAATTGGCTATGCGCACTAACGATAAAATGGCTCATCATAGATTAAGTACTGAATTAACTGGTAAGCTTCCACTTAGTCCTCTAGCAGAAAGCAATGCTAAGTGTAGCAACATAAATGACATAGCAGGACTTCTTAATGGTGTCTTAGGTTTAACTGGTGAAGCTGGAGAAGTATCAGACCTTGTTAAAAAGGGCATATTCCACGAAAAAGGAATAGACTTAGAACATCTTAAGAAAGAGTGCGGCGATGTAATGTGGTACGTTGCTATGATTTGCGAAGCTTGCGGATTCGGTCTTGATGATGTAATGCAAACAAACATAGATAAACTTATAGCACGTTATCCGGATGGTTTTGATTCTTACAGAGCTAATCATAGGCAGGCAGGTGATGTCTAATGCTTAAGCCGGAGGAAGATTGCTGTAATTGCTTGTATAAATTTAAAATGTGGTTTGAAACGCCTTGCAAAAATTGCAATGGTAATCCAGACACACATCCTAACGGCACAGATAACTTTGTAGAACAGATTGATAGCACAAATGATATTGCAGCACTTTTTGAAGATAAAGAGTAGCTTAATTGCCCCTTAGCCAAGCGGTCAAGGCATAAGATTTTGATTCTTACATCATCAGTTCGATTCTGATAGGGGTAGTTCGCAAGTACTTAATCGTTACTTGCACCTTTGAACTTACTGGTTTGGTGGAATTACCATGACATTAAGTTCTCCTTTCACCTCATAGCAAGAGCTGTTAAGGACCGTCAGAAAGTCCGTGAGGTTTTACGCATATCCCACACAAATATGTGTAGTAATTATTTCAAATATTTCATAATCAGCAGTTATCCTTAAGGGATAGACGGCGAGCGAAGCCACTTTCTTTGAACAGTCCAACTGCACGGGCGTAACCACTTCCATCCAGCTTTGCCACGACCTGTTATAGGTGTCATAGCCTATACTGCTGTTAAGACTAGCACTTTATATTCCCTCAAAACAATATTTTTAAGCGTATAAATGACCTCCAAAGAATTTATAAATGTGAATTGTTTAATCTCTCTGTGCTAGTCTTTTTTATTTCAACTTGTCAGAAATTCTTACAAGTTGACGGATAGTAGTTCAGTTGGGAGTAACGCTTGATTTATTCAAGTAGTCACAGGTTCAAGTCCTGTCTATCCGATTACAACAAACTAGCTTGACGAAGCGAAAAGCACAAGCCTTAGTGCCTGTTTGTTGTTTTGTTAATAAGGCAGTTATCAGAAAGGCAGGTAATAATATTATGAATTTTGCAGAAAATGAAAATTCGAGGATACTTCCTAATGTTCAAAGCCCTATAATCTATTTTCTTATGGATGAGGATGAGGTTGTTTATGTCGGGCAATCTAAAATAGGATTAGCAAGACCATATTCACATAAAGATAAAAAATTCACCAAAATAGCAATTATTAATTGCAAAGAAAGTGAATTGGATGATAAAGAAACAGAATTTATCAAAAAATATAAGCCGAAATATAACAAGAAAGCAGGAAATAGTGATTATTCATACACTAGAATAAAAACAATAATCAAAAGTCAAACGAATATTCACAACTTTAATGTGTATGATGTAAGAAAGCTTGTGGCAAAACTTGGATTGAAAACTTATATTTTCAATGGGAGCATTTATATAAATGCAGAAGATTTTGATAAAATGTTTACTTTTGTGAAAGAAACAAGTAATGGGGTTGAAAATAAAGAAGAATGGAAGAAAAAAGTATTTTAATTTAATTTGGTAAAATCAGTTGCCTAGTGATTGCAACACGAAAAGAGTAACCTACGAACTCCTGGTAACTGTTTTTATATAAATCGTAGGGTTATCTATCGTAGGAGGTAATTTATGACAGACGTAAAAATTAAAAAAGCAGTAATTAGAGAAGATTTATTATCAATAACAAACGATTATAGAAAAGCAATTATCCTCAATCAATTCATTTATTGGTCTGAAAGAGTATCAGATGCCGATAAGTTTATCAAGAAAGAAAATGAGATTGCAAAGAACAATGGAGAAGAAGAAAGAGAGCTTTTCTATGGTTGGATATATAAAACCGCCGAAGAATTAGCTGACGAGGTTATGTTAGGTTTATCTGCAAGTCAGATAAGAAGATATATCAGTGATTTGGTGGATATGGGTTATATCTCAAAGCGAAATAACCCTAAATATAAGTGGGATAGAACATTGCAATATAGAGTAAATCTTGTAAATATTGCAAAAGACCTTAAAAAGAATGGTTATCCATTAAGCGATTATAAAATCGAAATTCCAGAAAATGAAAAAACCATTACGCACTCGTGCGTAATTAATAATGAGCCAATGAAAAATCAAACACGAGCTAGTGACGAAGCAATACCAGATAATACTAACATAGATTACTTAAACAGAGATTATAATTCAGAAATTACAGACAAGGATTATACATCAATTAACATTGATGGAGAGGTACATACATCGTTTTCAGAGAAACCGACGGCAAGAGCTGTCACAAGAGATGAAATGTTGCTTAAAGAAAAGGATATGGTTGATAGGTTCAATAACATCTGTGACAACGACATAGATAATTCAGCTATATGTGATTGCGTTAAAGATGGATTTAAGATGTATATGCAGTTATATGAAATCTATTTTCACAAAGTACACCCAATACTTACAGATAAGACATTAAAAAATGTATGTTTTGTACTATCAACTATCACAGATACAGAACACGGACATTTCGACGCTGACGCTATATACGAAACAGACGATAAGGGTATTACAGTTTTGCAGAGAATGATTAACGACCATTTTATCAGAGAACATAGAAAAAGCACCAACTACTCAATAACACATTTTGCCAATGCTGAATATCTTGGTAAGTTGGCAAATAGATTTATAGAATTGTAAGGAGTAATGTTTATGAAAAAGTTCGTTATTAAGTATGCAACAATACTAATAAATACTATGCTATTTAGCTTGATAAATAAAGAATCCGGCATAAAAGGTATGATAATTCTTATGTTGGGCGAGTTAATTATGATGGCAGCATTTTATATGTTTTATAGAGACGAGGAGTGATTATTATGGCTATGGGTGTACACCCACTAAACAAAGATAAATTCTACGAAGCAATAAATCTATACATATCGGGGCAGGCTTCACAAGTAAAGGCGGCGAAAGTAGCAGGCTGCAGCGTGCCGACATTTCTTAAATATGCTAACAAGATTTACGGCGGCGAGGAATTGCCGGATAATTTATGGGGGAAGAATAATGATTAAGAGAATTGTTAATCGTTGGATAAGACACAAGACAAAGAATCTAACAGAAATACCACTTTTTACAATGACATTTGATTATCGCAAATATAAGACACAGGGCAAGAAAGACAGTTGCACAATGCATTGTCACCCAGATATTGTACAAGATGAATTTGTGAAAAGTAAATTACAGGAAGTTGTTGACTATATCAGAGATAACTATGATTTAGATATATTTACGAAGATTTGAGGTGCGATATGAAAGATTGCTCAATTTGCAAATATTGTGATGAAGATTTTAATTTTGATGAAGAAACAGGAGAAGAATATCCGGTTTATGAATGCCAAAAAGGAAATGATACATCACTTGACTGTGAGTGCAAGGATTTTAAGAAATACAAACCGCAAAAATATATTGAAAAAGATACAGAGTGTGATAAATGTAAGTATCTTGAGACTTGCCTTGGCAAGGGCAATGTTATTGATTGTAAAACAATCTCTGACACAAGAAGCCATTACATATGTGGCGGAATTGGGTGTATTAAAAATGAATAATTGTAATCTTACCAATTGCCGATACAATGCAGATGGCAAGTGTACCAATAATGAAAAGAGAAAAGAATGTGTCGAAGTTTCAAGAAAGGTGTTGTACATTGATAAGAAAACATTCAGAAAGATTGATAATGTTAAACATATCGGCGATGATGATGGCAAACCGATAGAAACATCTGAATTTCACGATATGACTATTGGTATTGATGTTTCAGTTGATGCAGTCAATGAATACGCAAAATCAATTCTAGGCAGATACCCGAAAAATAATTATGAATTTTCAAGAGCATTAGCAATGAAAATTCTAGAGGAAACAAAATCATTAGCGAATAATGAGGGAAAGAAGTGATATTATGAAAATAACAGAAATGAATAACTACATTGAGAAAATGCGTGAGTGTTACAAGTTTGATGATGATAAAACGGAAATAATACTTGGCAATATACCAAGTGGTGGCTACGACAGATATGTAACTGTCGGCACAAGGGACGAAAACGGAACACAGATTGAAATGACAAGGCGTGCGGATGAATTAAAACAATGATTGCTGATTGTCAGCGGAAAGGAAACCAAATGGACAAAATGAAATTCGGAATGAAAATTGCCTATCAAGGAGTAAAAGAAGAAATGGAAACAATAGTTGCAGAACTTGTAAGAAAAGAAATTGAAAAGCCAAAAGGCTTTAGTGTATTGGAGCAGTTTATAAAAGACAGACTTTCAGAATGCGATTAAATATATCGCCGGCTAACAAATAGAGTTAGTCGCTACCCTAAAACAATTATAGGCAGAGGTCTATAAGCACCTTTGCTAGAAAGCGAGGTGCTTTTCTTGAATTCTGAATTAAATCAACTGATAGATGATTGCGAAAAATACATATCCCAAAATGGAATAGATGAAAACATCATAGAAACCTACTACAACGTGTGCCAGCTTGCCAAGAATGAGGGTGAAATTGACACAATGTTAAAATGTACGGCTAGGACAAAAGAACTTATAGAAAAGGCTTGTATGCGTGATATAGGCATAGATATTTTTGAACTTGAAAAATATACATTTAACAACAATATAGACAATGATTTAGTTAATAGATATTTTGATACCTTATTGCTTGAAGCTCCGCACTTATTCCACAGCTATTTGCTTTATCTTGAAAAAGACAGAGAAGAGAGCGAAAGATTTTATCAGCCAAAAATGAAACAGCTTAATAAATACGGGCTTATTCAAGCTATGCAAGATTTGGAAGACGACAAATATAATAGATTATGTATTTCTATGCCACCAGGAACGCAAAAAACTACACTAGAAAAATTTTTTTGCTCTTGGATAATTGGCAAGCACCCTAAAGATTACAGCCTTTTCTTTTCTCACAGCAACGAAATTACAGGAAAGTTTTATAAAGGAGTGCTTGACATAACAACAGATGATAAAGAATATAAATGGAATGTTATTTTCCCTAATTTACCATTACAAAGCACAAATGCACAGGCACAAGAAGCTAATTTCGGCAAATACAAAGCATTTTCAAGTATTCAATGCTCATCAATAGGAGCTAAGAACGCAGGTAAGGTTAGAACTAACCGTTATTTATATTGTGATGACCTTATAGGCTCTATTGAAGAAGCACTTAATCCAATAATTCTTGAAAAAATATGGAGAATTTATGGAGTTGATTTAAAACAAAGAAAGCTAAACGAACAAGTAAAAGAAATAATTATAATGACCAGATGGAGCACAAAAGACATTATTGGACATATTATTGAGCTTTATGGAAACGACCCAAAGTTAAAAATTATTTCTATTCCAGATATTGACCCTAAAACAGGGAAAAGTAATTTTGACTATGAATATAATGGAATGTCGGTGGAATTTTTTAATGATCAAGCACTGACAATGGATGATATATCTTATAGATGTCTTTATAAGCAAGATCCAATAGAACGTGAGGGATTGCTTTATCCAGAAAACAAAATAATGAGATATAAAGAACTTCCTAAAACACGAATTAAAAGAATTACTGGACAATGTGACACGAAATCCTCTGGTACTGATTTTTATGTGTTCCCTTGCCTGGTTGAATTTGAAGGATATGAGGGAACGTATTACTGCACTGATACTATATGCAACAATTCGGCAGATTACGAAAAACAATATGAAAATTCAGCAAATTTAATTGTCGATAACGAAATACAAGATTGCGATTTTGAAGCTAATCAAGGCGGAGATAGAGTTGCAAATGAAGTCAGAAAACGAGTAGAAGAAAAAGGCTGGTTATGCAATATATCAGACACTGCAACTGAAACAAACAAAGAAGCAAGAATATTTCAATGTTCTAGTTGGGTATTGCAACATATTGTGTTTAAAGATAGAAGCCTATATGAACCCAAGAGCGATTATGCAGAGATGATGAGTTGGTTATTGAAATATTCAGTATCTGGTAAAAATTTGCACGATGATGTACCGGATGTTTTTTCAAATTTTGCATTAAGAATGAAAAGAGGAAATAGAGTAAAAAAGACAGTAATTATGTCAAGTCCAATATAACAGGAGGGAATTTATGGTAACAAAGGAAGTTTTATCACAATATTCGGATTTACAGGAAGAAGTAAAAGAAGTAAGACTAAAGATAGAACGGCTTGAAAGAGATATAGGCAAAATTGAAGCTGGAGAAATGGTTATAGATTCTGTTAGCGGTGGCAATGGTGGCAAACAGCATTTTAAGATTGAAGGCATACCATTTCCAGAGTACAGCAGAAAGAAAACACTTCTTTATGCTAGAAAAGCCACATTGCAGTTGCTTGAAGATGATTTGTTGGAAAAAACCAATGAGGTTGAAGAATTTATTGCAAGCGTTGACGATAGTAGAATGAGAAGAATAATCAATCTTAGATTTTTAGAAAATAAGACTTGGATTCAGATAGCACATATCATAGGTGGCAACACAGAAAGTAGCGTAAAAATGGCTTTTCAAAGATTTATTGAAAAAAATTAAAAGATGTTACGATTGTGACGAAAAAATTATGTATTATTACAATGAGCAAAGCAAATTTCATAAACATGTATAATCCTTATCGAAAAGCATCGTCATTTAATTATGGCGGTGCTTTTACTATGTAACGAGGTAACAATATGATTTTTTATACAAACAAAGACAAGTCAATTATGTGTCCGAACTGCCATAAGTTTTTGACTAAGGCAGACAGCAAAGACCCACGAACACATAAATTAGCGTGCAAGCATTGCCACAAATGGATATGGTATGTACCTAACGATGATGATAATTTTCAGATTAAGGAAATACCACAAAGCAGAAGTTCAAGCGGCATGACATTTTATTAGAGGTGTAGATAATGCAGACAGGAAGAATTGCTATTTATACAGGTGCAAAAGAAATAACACCTGACAATATAATACCGATTTTGCGTGAAGCAATTTTGGAACATGATATTAATTCCAACAGAATACAGTTTCTTCTTGATTATGACGCAGGAATACAGCCGATAGTTAGGAAGAATCCAAAGACTTACAGACCAGACATTGACTGTGAGTGTTGCGATAATGTGGCTAATGAAGTCACGGAGTTCAATTTAGGTTTTAAGTGGGGAAATCCTATAACGTTAGTTCAAAATGGCGACAATGAGGATTCTAACCTTACAAAAGCTATAGCAGAATTAAACAGTTGCTACGAATCACAGAATGCAAGGCAGAAGCAACAGGAACTTGCAAGATATGTTGAAATTGGTGGCGTTGGATATGTCCTCATTGATGTAAACACAGAATATGAGGATGGAGAAAGCTATTTTACATATGATGTATTAGACCCAAGAACAACATTTGTCATAAGGTCAACAGCTTATAGTGACAAGAGGGTTATTCTTGCAGGCACTTATATTAAAGACAAACATAGCGGTACAAGATATTACACCTGTTTTACAAAAGATATTCGTTATGAAGTTACGGATGGGATAAAAATCACTAACGGACCAGAAAAAGGAAAAACAAAATGGGGATTTTTAGAGAGAAGCGGGGAAGAGAACCCATTACATAAAATCCCTATCATTGAATACACAAGGTCATTTGATAGAATGGGCTGTTTTGAACGGCAAATATCTGAAATGGATAATTTAAACCTACTCATTTCAGATTTCACAAATGACGTCGAACAGAATACACAGGCAGTATGGCATACAAATGATGTTGATTTCCCGGTTGAACAGGAAACGACAGTTGATAAAGATGGGACACCACATATCACTGAAAAAGTAAGAAAGCCAAAATCTGGAGAATGGATGCAGACCTATACATCAGCAGATGGCAAAACTCCAATAGTTGAGCCACTTGCAATTAATTACGATTACACAGGTATGCTTAACAATATCCAATCAAGGCGACAGACAATCTTGCAGAAATGTAATGTGCCACAGCGAAATGATAATAGCGGCGGCAGTACAGGAGTTGCAATGTCAGATGCAACAGGCTGGTCACAAGCAGAAACAGCGGCGGCAAAACAGCAATTAATTACAGATGGCTGCAAAATGGAAGAGATAAAAGTTGTTCTTGCGGCTATCAAGCTATCAAACAATGTCAACAGCAGCAATCCGTTACTTAAATTAAGGACAAGAGACGTAAAGCCTAACATTAAGCGACAAAAAACTTATGAAATGTCAACTAAGGTTAACGCTATGGCGACATTGATAAGCCACGGATTTAGTCTTAAAGATACAGTTGATGCAATTCCATTCTTTGATGACCCTAACGATGTTGTAGCGAGAAGCGGAGAAATGGTTAAGGCATATCAAGACAGCATAATTAACAAAGATACACAGAACCAAGCAGAGGGTGGGGATGGAGAACAGCCACCTAATAAAGATCGCACAATGCAAGACTTATCAGACCAGACAGAAAATAGTCCGGTTATAGATAAGAGCAGAACAGATAAATAAATTGATATTGAGCCACAGGGTAGAAATGCCTTGTGGCTTTTTATATGCCCTAGAGAAAGGGCAATACAAATATCGCAAGAAGTTGAGAGAACAACAAAAAACGCAGAAAGCAGAGGTAAAGAAATTATGGCAGATGTAACTAACACAACAACAGAACCAACAACTAACAATGAGCCACAGAATGAAGAACAGACACCTAGCGTAGAAGAACTTATGGCACAGCTTGCTAGTGAAAGAGCTGAAAAAGAGAAGTATAAGAATGCTTCTGATAAAGCCAGTTCAGAAGCAGCTAAGTACAAGAAAGAACTTCGCTCGAAGCAGACAGCAGAAGAACAGGAAGCGGAAGCAAAGGCGGAAGCTGAAAAGTTGCAGGCCGAAAAGTTCGAGAACATGAGTAAAGAGCTTAATCATATGAAAGCTGTCAATGCTTATCAGAAAGTTATAGGCGATGGAAAGGATATTGATTCTTTGATTGAGGCAGTTGCAGACGCAGACCATAGCCTTATAGCAACTGTAATTGCTAATGAAGTGCAAAGACAGGTTAAAGAAGCTAAGGCAGAGTGGCTTAAATCAAGACCAGCTATTAATGCGGGCGGTGGAGAAGAAAGCACGATAACACAGGAACAGTTTAACAAGATGAATTACCACGAAAGAGTAGAATTCAAAAATAAGAATCCAGAACTTTATAAGAAGTTCACAGAGTAGAAAACGGAGGTAAACAAACTATGCCACAGACTAAGTTAGCAAATTTAGTAGACCCACAGGTAATGGCTGATATGGTATCAGCTAAGTTACCAAAGAAGATTAAGTTTTCGCCTATTGCAAGAGTTGATACAACACTTGTAGGCAGACCGGGAAGCACTATTGTTGTTCCAAAATACGCTTATATAGGTGATGCACAGGATGTAGCAGAAGGTGTTGCTATGGGTACAACAGTACTTACAACATCTACAACAGAAGCAAAGGTTAAGAAAGCAGGTAAGGCAGTAGAACTTACAGACGAATCAGTGTTATCTGGTTATGGCGACCCACTTGGTACAGCTATCAATCAGATTGCTATGTCAATCGCTGCAAAGGTTGATAATGACAGCTATGACGCACTTTGCACAGCACCTATTGATCACGATGGAACAGCAGCACCTATCAGCTATTCAGCAGTTGTAGCAGCTAATAGCAAATTTGATGATGAATCTGATTCATCACTTACAAAGATATTGTTCATCAATCCGGCGCAGGAAGCCACATTACTTAATGACGATGATTTCAAGAGCAATGACAAGTACCCACTTAATGTAATTATGAATGGAACTATCGGTTCTATTGCGGGAGCGCAGGTTGTTAAGTCAAAGAAAGTTAAGTTAGTTAAGTATGAGCTTGATGATTCAACAGGAACAATCAATGTTGTAGCTGATACAACAAGCGAGGATGCAACGAATGTTCATCTTGACACAGCACTTGCACATACGCTTAAGCCAAAGGACAAGGAAATCAAGGTAGGTAGCAAGTTAAAGGCTGTTACAACAGAGTTCTACGCTTGCCCTATTGTTATCGTGTCAGCAGATGACCCTAACGAGGACGCAGGTGCAGATGGCGTGTCAGAGGAAGAGAACGCACTTACAATCTATATGAAGAGAAGCGTTGAGATTGAATCAGACAGAGATATTCTTGCAAAGACAACTGTTATCTCTGGTGATGAACACTATACAGCAGTCTTAAGCAACGATTCAAAGGTTGTTCTTGCTAAGTTCGGAAAGTAAGAGGTGTTTATATGTTATTAAGACGACATAAAATCAACGCCGCAAAGCAGAGCGAAGAAGTAACAGCAGATAATGTAAGACAGGAAGCTGTTTATGGAGATGAGCTTAAGTATGAGGAAGAGCAGGACAAATTCCCTGTTCAACCTACAAGCGATTACACAAAGACAGCTATTAAGCGTATGCCAACAGCGGACTTACAGACACTTGCCTTAGAACAAGGCATTGAGAATGCAATGGAGCTTACAGGAGCAGAACTTAAAGAACTGTTAATTGAAAAATTAGGATTATAGGAGCTGAATTATGGAATACACCGCATTGGAGCAAGTTAAAATCAGACTTAAACAATTTCATATTGATACAGTCACAAATGATGATGAAACAACATCTGATGTGGTAGTGTTCGATAGCAAAGTAGATAATCCGATAATCGAACAGCTTATTAAACAGGCTACAGAAGATGTAAAGGCAAGAAGAAATTACCCTGACAGCTACACAGACGAAATGATAACCGAGGACTTAAAGAAGTTTGAGAGTGTTATCGTTAATCTGGCTGTCTACGACCATTCACAGGCAGGTGAAGCATTTATGGCAAGCTACAACGAGAATGGTGTCAACAGAACTTGGAGAGATAGAGACAGCTTATTTGTTGGGGTATTTCCTTTTGCTAAGGTTTTATAGAAGATTGTGCGTTACCAATACGGTAGCAGGCGGCACACATTAAGGGTGGTGGGCGGTGTGCCATTATTAATTATGAAAGGCGGTATATCAATGCCAATAGCAGTAATTATAAGCATTATTTCAGTTGCTTTTTCCGTCTTTTTCGGACTGTTTACGTTGGGATTTAATCTTAAGAACAACAAAAAGTCTGACAATGCAGAACTTACAGAGCGTGTAAAGGAAAATACACGCATAAATATGAAACTTGACACAATATCAAGCAATACAACAGAGATAAAGAATGAAGTTACAGAAATGAGAAAAGAACTTAATTCTCACGATAACAGGATTATTAAGGTTGAGGAAAGTGTAAAGTCGGCACACCACCGAATAGACGGATTGGAAGCACGACTTAATGAAGATAAGGAGGTATAGCAGAATGGATATAACATCAGTATCAACAGTAGTTGCAATCGTTGTAATAACATATCTGATAGGCTTAGGAGCTAAGGCAATTCCACACATTAAGGATAATTACATTCCTATAATTGTAGGCATTGCAGGCGGTATCTTAGGCGTTATAGGTATGTATGTAATACCGGACTTTCCGGCAAACGATATTCTTAATGCAATTGCAGTAGGAATTGTGTCCGGACTATCAAGCACAGGTGTTAATCAGATTTATAAGCAGGTAAAGAACAATGCTTGACATTAATAAACAGGCTATGAAGTATTCGCTTCAAGGACAGACAGTAACTATTTACGAAAGAGACGATGACGGCAATATTCTTTATGAGGGATATACCGACACAGAGGGCAACTTCATTCCTTATCTTGATGATGAGGGAAATAAAATTCCCAAAGTCCTTGAAGAAAAAACAGGTTTTGCAGAGCCAGTCGATTTCAAAGCAAATATAGCTTTCAGCGGCGGAGAAGCACAGAGCAAGGAATACGGCTTTGATACAGCCGATTTTGACGCGGTTTTACTAACAGACAAAGGAATGTACCCTTTGAAAAAAGGCGACCTTATCTGGCTTGATAGCAAGCCTACATACACATCTGATGGACTTGTTGATGAAACATCAGCAGACTTCACGATTGTAGGCATTAAGCCAGCATTATATTCAACTAAGTATATGCTTAAAGCAGTTGTAAAGTAGGTGCATCTATGGCAAGACATACAATTAATATATCATTGTCTGAAAAGTCCGTAAATGAAGCTATCAGGCAGCTACAACAGTATAAGAACTGGCTTATCAAAAAGACTTTACAGCTTGTCAAAGAGCTTGCAGAAGTTGGAATACCTGTTATAGATGAAAATATGGCAAAAGCAAGTTATACATATGATGAGAAAGGTGTTCGTAGCGGTTCAGATACAAGCCATCACAGTTATGTTGAGATAAAATCTGTTAGAGAATATGCCGAAGCAAAATTAATTGTAGAGGGCAAAGAACTTATGTTTATAGAGTTCGGAGCTGGTGTATTCTACAATGGAGCGGCTGGAAGTAGTCCACACGACAAAGGTGTTGTTAATGGTATGGTTATAGGCTCATACGGCGAACATCACGGCATACAAAAAGTGTGGGGTTACTATGACGATGACGGAACCTTAGTTCTTACACACGGCGTAGAAGCGCAAATGCCTGTTTATAAGGCTGATATGGAAATCATACAGAAATATGTTGAGGTAGCAAGGAGGGTGTTTAGTTAATGGCAAATGCAAACGATTGGGCGATAGACCTTGAAAATACAGTCACAGCACTTGTCAAGGCTAAAACCCTAACGCAACTAAAGAAAACATATCCAAAGATAGTCATAACCAATGAGGGGGAAAGCAGCGGTCAAGCAGTATTCCCAACAGTATACATTCATTTACTGCCAGCAGTTGAGCAAGGGCAAACACTTGACGGGCAGACGATTAACGCATTGTTAGCGACATTTCAAGTAGATGTTACCACTAACACAAGTAAGTCTGATTGTCGCAAGGTTATGGCAGTAATTACAGACACATTTAAGACAATGAGATTTCAGGGCAATGCAATGCCAGAGTTCTCAATCAGTAATAAAGTACATAAGAGTACCGCACGATTTAGGCGGTTAATCGGAGCAAATGACAGATTATTGTAACAAAGAGCAGAAATGCTCTTATTTTTTTGCAAATTTTTAGGAGGTAAGAAGATATGGCAGATACAGTAGCAGGATTAAGCGCACTGGGAATCACGTTTAGTTATGGTATTGAAACTACAGCAGGTACTAAACCAACAGCATTTAAACTTCTTCATAGAATCAATTCTATTGATGAGATTACAGTAACCCCAGAGGCTATAGATGCATCAGCACTTGAAGATTTACAGACAAGAAACATTGCAGGTAGAGATACAGTTACAGATACAGTTGCGGTAACAGTTAATAAGACAGAAGCTACAATCAAAGAGTGGAAAGACCTTATTACAGAATATAAGGCTTTAACTGATGGAAAGAGAATGTGGTTTCAAGAGATTACTCCGGGTATATCAGATGCGGAGTTCTTTGTTGCACAGCCGCCTTCAAAGTTACCAATTACGGGCAAGGAGCAAAATTCACTTCTTACAATGGCTATCAACCTTATTATTGAGGATATGGTAGGAACAGATACAGCAGTAACCCCAACATCGGGGGAATAATGAGCTATTCGACTAAATCAAAAAAGGCTGTGTCGGATAGCGTAGAAAACGCCAAAACAGCCGACTACACATCATATCTTGATGATGTAACAGAATAATTAATTTAAAAGGCAGGTGCGGTGTAAAATCCGCACCTTTCCCTATATGGACGATAGGGTGGGAAAGGGTAAAAATTATGATGAATATTAATGTAAACGGAAATGAATACAAAGTTGAGTTCTCTTTTGGAGCAGCAGAGTGTAAAGAGATAGTGCAGAAAATGTTCTCTGTCGTTAATGGTTCTTACTTACTTGTACAGACAGACAAGAGTGTTGCACAGGCTTCCTTTGATGGATTAGCAAATATGACAGCAGATGTGCCAGAGATTTGTATTTTAGCCATTTATGCAGGCTGTATTGACAATAACCCAGTAACTATGGATGAAGCAAAGGAACTCACTAGAGCATATATTACAGAGAAGAGAAAGACAGATAAGAGTTACGGATATAGAACATTGTTTGAAGAAATCAAGAAAGCGATGGAAGATGATGGTTTTTTCGAGTTGAGCGGAATAACAGCGATGTTAGAGGAAATGGCGGACAATGTGGAAGAAGCAACACAGGAACAGAAGAAGCCGACAGTAGTACCACAAGACCACAAGAAAAAGCAGACTTCCACAAAATAATCTGGGAAGAATACTTTGTTTTAGCCAGTTCACTAGGCGTTAGTTATTCAGACTTTCTTAAAATGACACCTAAAAAGCTATGGGCTGTTGTAGAGGGTAAGAAACTTGAAAGACAACGAATGGATTCAGATATATGGCTTGCAGTAGGTAACTACATACTCCCAGCAATCAAGATAGGTGTTAGAAGTGGTGCTTGGGGTAAAGGTGAGCTTGAATACCCAGATAAGCCTATTTATAGAGATATTAACAAAAAAGAGAACAGTGAAGATGAAATACAAAGAAAGAGAGAAGAGTTTGTTTTGAATATGAAAATACGAAAAGCAAACTGGGATTTAACACACCCTAAAAATGATAAGCCGGAGGTATAAGCGTGGAATTAGATTCATTAGAAGTTAAAATTACCGGTACTGCCACTAAAGCTATTAATTCCGTCGATAAACTGATAAATCAGCTTACAAGGCTATCAACATCACTTGCAACTGTGAATGGTTCATCACTAAGCGGTCTTGCAAATGGTGTTAGTCAGTTAGGTTCCGCTATGCAGAATATGAACGCAGGAACAGCAGATTTTACAAGGCTTGCCAAGAATATCACAAAGATAGGTTCTGTTGATTCAGTTGCACTAACTAACACAGCTACATCACTTCAAGCTGTCACAAAGGCAGTTGCAAGCATATCAGCTATTCCGCAAAATGCAACACAGGTCACAGAATTTGCAAAGTCACTTGGTAAGCTAGGCAGTAAAAGTATTGAAAATGCCGTTGTAAACATTCCAAAGCTAGGTAATGCTTTAAATGGCTTAATGACAACGCTATCAAGAGCACCAACAGTAAGTCAGAACGTTATTCAAATGACTAACGCATTGGCTAATCTTGCCAGTCAAGGTAGCAAGGTGGGTACTTCTTCAAACTCACTTCAAAAGTCACTGTATGGCGTTTCTACGAGCGTCAGGACAGCGACTAAGAGCAGTTGGAACTTGGCAAGTGCAATAGGCAAGTTTTATGCCACTTATTTTATGGTAATTCGTGGCAGTAAGAAGCTTATAGAAGCCATCAAGTCAACAACAGATTACATTGAAGCTTTCAACTATCAAGCGGTTGCGTTTGGCAAGATTGGTTCGGAATGGGATAAGGATTACGAAAAGTACGGATATGATAATGCTACGGCATATGCAGAAAGTTTTCAAAGCAGAGTAAATGATACTCTTGGAAAGCTATCTGGCTTAAAAGTTAATGTTCAAGGTGGTTTGCTTGAAGAAAGTGGAGCAAAGAACTTAGGACTTAACATACAAGAGATAACACAGTACGCTTCACAGTTAGCCTCTGTCACTAACTCACTAGGACAGACGGGTGAAGCAACAACAGCAATAACAAAGTCAATGACAATGCTTGCGGGCGATATAAGCTCACTTTTTAATGTGGACTATTCAACAGTAGCACAGAACTTACAAAGCGGCTTAATCGGGCAGTCAAGGGCACTGTATAAGTATGGTATTGATATTACCAATGCCACATTAGCGACGTATGCTTATAACTTAGGCATTTCGAAGTCGGTGTCTGAAATGACACAGATGGAAAAACAACAGTTAAGAGTGTTAGCAATATTAGACCAGAGTAAAGTATCTTGGGGCGATTTAGCCAATACGATTAACAGTCCATCAAATATGTTACGACAGTTCAGCAACAATATGAAAGAGGTAGGAATGGTAGCAGGACAGCTATTTATTCCAATTCTTTCAAAGGTTATGCCAATAGTAAACGGAGTAGCTATTGCAATCAAAAGATTATTAGTCAGCCTCGCTTCTTTAATGGGCGTTAAGATTGACTTTGAGAGCTTCGGACAAAGTGGCTATAAAGACACATCAGACGGCTTAGAAGATATTTCAGATGGCTACCAAGATGTAGCTGATTCAGCTAAGAAAGCTACATTATCCCTTATGGGATTTGATGAAATAAATAAATTACAGGACGATACAAGCTCAAGCAAGGGTTCAAGTGGCGGTGGCGGTAGCACTATTGATTTGACAGACGATATTGCTAAGGCGGCGGCAGAATATGAAGCGGCGTGGAATAAAGCGTTTGCCAATATGGAAAATTCGGCAGTTGCCTGGGCTGACAGAATAGAGAAAACACTCGAACCTGTTAAACAGATTTTTAAAGATTTTGCAGTTGGTGATTTCTTTAAGGCGGGGCAAGATACATCTAACCTAGTGGCAGGAATTTTTGATTGGTTTGCAAAAGCTATAGATGATGTTCCGTGGTTTAAAATCGGTCAGAAAATGGGAGATTTCCTTGCAGGCATTAATTGGACTAAGGTGTTTAAATCGGCGGCTAAAGTGCTTGTACAAGGCTTAAAAGCGGCTATTGAATTATACTTAGGTATGCTATCTAAAGCACCTATAGAAACACTTCTTATATCGCTTGTGGCAGTCCCTAAAGTACTTAAGGCGATAGGCGGTTCAGCAGTTGTAGCTAGTATAGTAAAAACGTACAAGACACTTGATAAATTTGCAACAACAGTAGCGGCGGCAACAGGCGCACTTAATGGAAATAAAGCGGCGGCTTCGGCACTAACATTTATGTACCCAAAGGCGGCTAAAACTGTAACTGATGTTAATAAAACCTTTAATGCCCTTAAAACATCTTTAAATGACAATGGCTTTTTCACTACATTTAATGAGGGGATTGAAACTATTAGAGGCAAAATGTCAGCATTGCAGAAAAGTGCAATAGGCGTTATAGGTGTATTTGCAGAGTTTTCGCTTGTTAAGAGCGGCTTTTATGAATTGGCGGTAGGAAGTGATAACCTTGTAGTTTCTATTGCTAAAATAGCAGGCGGCGTAGGCGTAGCAACGGCGGCGTTAAAACTCATAGGCTTATCAAACCCATTCACAGCATTAATAGTGGGTGCTACTGGCTTAATATCGTCAATAGTGGGTATCTCACAAGCTGTAAAAGAAGCAGAATTTAATAGTATGTTTACAGCATTGCAAGATACTGGAACTGTCACAATGAAAGAATTAGGCGATGTAGCCAAAGACTCTTTTGGAAAAATAACAGATGGTATAACTGAAACCACAGACAAACTTAAAAATATATCAGAAGCAAAAGAAAATCTTGAAGAAACAACAGATAATGTAAATCTTTTAAAAACAGCGGTTGAAGATGGAGCATACACGACTAATGAAAAAATGCCGGAAATTATAGAACAATTCCAAAACTTATTAAGTGAATCTAAAAATGTATTCAATGATGAATATGATGTTATCGTTGGTAATGTTGTAGGTGCTTGGAAAGATATTCTTGAAGCGCAAGGCGTTGCAATTCCAGAGTATGTGGCACAATTAGCAAGTTTACGCGACAAAGGAAATGAATCGTTTACAAGTATGAGTTCAGATTTAGAAACACTTATACAGCAGTTTAATGATGGGAAAATATCAGAAGAAGAGTTCTTAAATGCGGCTACGCCTTTAATAGATAAAATATCTTCTATTAATAGTGACAAGTCGGTTGATAATGCGACACTTGCTATTCAAGGATTTGGCGGCGCATTAGATATATCACAGTATATGACAGAATCCGGACTTGATGTTCAAAGATTTAGTGAGGCTGTAAATGAAGTTGTAACAGCGGCACAAAACGGAAAAGATAACCTATCCACATTGGGAACGGAATCGTCACAAGCTATAACGGATATGAGAGATAGGCTTACAGCTTTAGGAATAGATGCAAGTCAATTTGATTGGTCAAGTTTATATGGTGCTAGTGATACGCAAGTACAACAAGGCACAGAGAGAATAGACGCGGCATATATGCAATATGCTAATCAAGTACAGTATAACTTGCTCAATCAACTTCCATCAGTAGTTGAAGAAGCAACAAAAGACTATGAAAACCTAAACCCAATAGCTAAAATATTCACAACAAAAGAAAACTATATTAAAAGTGTTATTGAGAAATGGCGTAAAAGCACATTAGACCCAGCACTTGATTCTGTTAAAGATGGCTTTAATCAGTTAGGAATAGACGGAAGCGTGTACGCTGATGAAGCGGCAGACAAGCTCACAACATCGCTATTTGATAGTATTAGAGTTTATTCCAATGTTGGTGTTAACAACACAAAGCCTAAACTTAAGGAAGATTGGCAAGAAATGCTTGATTCTGCTTTAAATGAAGCAGGAGAAGCAGTAGACGTAGAGGGCTATGGAAGAAATACAGTAGATGGCTTTGTTAACGGAATTGTTGATAATGTTAATAAAAGCAACAATGCTGTAAGAGATTGGATGGATGAATTAGATAGAAATATTCACGATAGTGCAATGAATTTTGGTTCACCATCAAGGCGTGCGGAAGAATACGGAAGATGGGTTGTTGAGGGTTTTAACAATGGTTTATCTGACAATTTAAGTAGCACATATAGCGCGATTGATGATTACGTTAACAATGTTAAATCGAGCTTTGATGGCATATATGATTCATTATGGGATATAGGTCATTATGCAGGCAGAGGTTTCTATGATGGCTTAGAAAGTATGGAAAACAGTATTTTTAGCGAAGCTAGATACATCGCAGATAACGTATCTGATACAATAAGAGATGCCTTAGACATTCATAGTCCATCAAGAGTTATGAAACAGATAGGTGAATACACGATAGAGGGCTTCAAACAAGGTATGGAGCTTAATTACAAACCTGTTGAGGTTTCTTTAAGCGACTTTACTAGCGATATTATTCAAAGCACAAAAGCAAGTAAATTTAATGCAAATACTAGCATACCTACAATGCCACAAATTAATATGGATAATAGCGCCACAACAGAAACTAATATGTTATTAAGGCAACTAATATACGCTGTTGAAAATGGAAGAACAATAGAAATTGATGGACAAGAGATATTCAGAGTTACACAAAAGCAAGCAAATATGTACACAGCAATGACTGGGTTACCTGCATATAATATATAATTGAATTTAATACAATGTTGTGATACACTCTAACCATTAGGATAGCAAGGGGGTGTATCACAATGAAAAGGAAAGCGATATGCTTAATTATTTGGGTGTTATTATCTGCGACTTTTATATGGTATCTACAGGATAGCGGCAGAAGAACAGGCAGTAAAATTCAAGATTATTTGGAGTTTTGCACAGAGAAAAATGAAAAAGGTACAGAAACAAGCGCGGAAGTATCAACACGAAACTTTATAAATGAAGAGCTTTATAATATGTCTGAATGGTTTCGGAGAGAAGATTTATCCCTTGGATTCGTTATAGTGATATATGTTAGTGGAACAATGGTATGTTGCTATTTTGGAAATAAAAAGGAAAGGGAAAAGCAATATGGAGATAAGCAAAGCGGGAATTAAAGCTCATGCACTTATAACGGCGCAAGAACGTAATATACAAAGTGATATTCAAGATTGGAATAACTCAATATTAATTGTTGATAATATATATGAGGCTATTAATAAAATTGACAGTGACTATGCTAAAATGCTTAGTGGGAAAGAATTTGGGCTAGTGTACCCAACGATTAATAATCAATTTGAAGTATACATTAAGTATGGCAATGATTTAGTAAATATGATATCAACAACACATCATGAATTAACTCATATTGATGACTTTACTATCATTGGAGAAAAATTCGGGATAAAGAACAAAAGAGAATTGACCGAAAATGATTATATAAGGCTTTGGTCTGAATTTCATGCAACGTACATTTCAATGACAGAAATATTGAAGTACAATGAAAAATATGATTACCCAGCGATTAAAAAAGAAACAACAGACAAGTTAATTAATTATTACAATAGTTGCACAGGAAAAATGGTGAAACAGCAAGACGTTTTCGACACTACTGTTAGAAATTATGGAATTTTTTTTGCAATATGTGATTATGGAAAAACGAAAGATAATCCACCACCAGAATATATTAGAGGATTTAATTATTTTGCAGTATACGCCTTTTTAAATCAGCATAAGGATATTTATAAGTTTATTGATGATTACAATACATGGAAAGTGTTAGTTAATAGAACTTTAAGAATAAAAAGTAAATAGCTTACAGGCAGGATTTTTTACAGGTGTCGTTAAGAATAAGAGCGAATACGGCAAAGAAAAAATATACATATATTTTTCAAAAGATTTTAATTTAAAAAGCGGAAACTATAAAGCTGGCGATAAAATAACTGCATATGGCTTGATTGTTAATTGCAAAAACAATGGAGCTGGCAGTTATAACAGTATTAGCTTTATACCACGTTTTATAGAAAAATAATCCCTTAATGGAGCGTATCTTTTCGGTGCGTTCCATTTTTTATTAAAAAGTGCTTGACTTTTTTGTGCGTACGGTTTATATTAAATGTGCGGACAGAAAAGAGGTGAGTATATGTCCAATAAAAAAGGCAGACCTAAACTCGACAATCCTAAAAATGAAAGAATATATATTCGTGTCACCAAAGAGGAAAAGGAAGAAATAATGAATTTTTCTGATAAAAGCGGATATACAATACTTGATTTGATTAAAAAAGGCATTGAGAAAGTAAAAGGGCAAAAAAAATAAAGCGTTGCACCGCTACCAACGAACACAACGCTTTAAAAGCACCAATCCGAAAGGAATTGATAAATCTATCATATCAGTTTCTTTCGGAAAATTCAAGAATATTTTCGGAGGAAAAACAAATGAGTAATGTAGAAATCGTAACAAATATTGACATAGCGTCAGAAATTGCACACGCAACAGTAACAGAAGTTTTAGCAAATATGGAAAACGAAAGAATAGGATATGTTCTCATAGGAGTTTTACAGCAGTTAGAAACTATTCAGGACAATGTTAATAATTTTGATTTAAAGGGACAGGACAAGTCTACAAAGGAAGTGGCATAATATTATTGCGTGAGGCATTGTGGGCATATACTCCCACTACGCAATAAGTTCTGTTTTGAGCAAATGATAAATTTGTAGGAGGTAAAATAATGAGTTATAATAATCCAACTACAAAAGATGACACTCACAATGAGATTAAGGCACCAATGAACACTAAGAATATTTGCGGCGTAGACTGCTATGAGCAGAATGGCGTTGCTTATTTAAGATTGGAAAACGTTGCCAGAGGATTAGGATTTGTTGACAATAGTAAGGGAACAACATATGTTAGATGGAATACAGTTAGACAATATTTGTTAGAAATAGGATTTTCGCAGGAAGTTGCGAAAGATGATTTTATCCCAGAAAACATCTTCTACCGCCTAGCAATGAAAGCCAAAAATGAAACAGCAGAGAAATTTCAAGCATTAGTAGCTGATGAGATTATTCCGTCAATTCGCAAGAATGGAATATATGCTACCGATAATGTTATTGATGAAATACTGAATAATCCAGACTTTGGAATAGAATTATTAACAAAGTTAAAAAAAGAAAGGCAAGCAAGAGTTGAAGCAGAAAGAAAGAACACTATCTTAACACACGTCAATAAAACATATACAATGACGGAGATTGCTAAAGAGCTGAACTTAAATTCTGCTATTCAACTTAACAAGTTGCTTGCTGATAGAAAAATTCAGTACAATGTCAATGGAACTTGGGTTCTTTACTCACCATACAGCAGTATGGGATATGAGGAAATTAAACAAGAAATTCTTGACAGCGGTAAAGTAATCTATCATAGACGAATTACCCAACTTGGAAGAGAATTTATACTGCAATTATTCAATAATGTTGCATAAGTTCTCTTGTGAGATATAATAGCTCAAACAGAAAGAAAATTCAATAGCTGTAAGAAATTTACAGCTATAAAAAATCAGAACAAATTGGGTAGACCTGTTCTGATTAGCACATATGAGTACATATAAGTTGCTCACGTCAATAATAACAAATAAATAGCAAAATGACAAGGACATTTCGCTTAATTGTGAGGTGTCCTTTTTGTGTGCTTGGAAAGTGAGGTTTTACTATGAATTTTATACAATACATAAAGCAAGCGTGGAAAGCTGGCACTAGCGGCGGCACTCCATTAAGTCCAGATAGACTTAACCATATGGAAGATGGAATTAAGAGTAATAATGATATGATAAGTGAACTAAACAGCAATATAGCTAATAGTGACATTGAGGGAATATTTAATTACCTAGGTCTTGAATTAATCATATACCACAAATTGGGCATATGTTACCTGCATTCCAGCGGCAGATTAACTCAAGCATTTCCAAAAGAATGGACCACAATTGGTGAAATAAGCAATATAAATTACAAAGGTTATGGACACTTAGCCGCTAATACTAGTGGAAAAATAATAAAATTTGCATATATAAATGGAACTCTAAGTGCATATGCACCAAGTTCAACAAATGCGATTGAATATGTACAAGACAGTTGCGTACTTATCTGAATTAACTATTTACCAATTTTTAATTATTAAACTTTAGGGTAATCAGAAAAAAATAAATTATAAAGCTGTACACAATAAAATTTCCACATAGCCATTAAAGTATGTGTTACTACCTGCCCACCCACCAACTTGGCATATATGTCCATCTGATATACCAACCATTGTGTAAGTAATACCAGCATTTCTTCCTAAGTGTTGCCCACATATACCTATTGCTTTATAGCCGGTAGGTAGCGTGAATTCCTTTTCTATTAGGAACGGCTTGTTAGCTTCAATTACTGCATTATCGTAACTAACCTTGATTACTTTAAATAAATTATAAGAATTGCTGTTTAGCTTGCTTATCATATCGTTATTATTCTTAATTCCGTCTTCCATATAGTTAAGTCTGTCTGGGCTTATTGAAGTAAATATATAGAAAAGAGGTGATTGAATGATAAGCGCTGTAATTATCGAGGGAGTAACATTCCCAGTAGCATATAACGGCTACACATACAGTAGAAATAAGATATGGTCTAAAAACACAGGCAGGAACGACTATGGCGAAATGGTAGGCACAATCGTAGCTATCAAAGACAAAGTAGAACTGCAATTACCGCCACTTACAGGCGAACAGGCATTGTTACTTGATAATGTGATTAGCGACATAGATAACCCATTCCCAACAGCACAAGTCCTGTTCTTAGGCGGTCAACAAAAGGAAATGACAATATACACAGGAGATGTGACATATCCGTATCTCACAAGAGCGAAGAATGAGGACGGATTAATAGTCGGAGCGAAACTAAGCTTAATTCAGAAATAAGGAGATTAACTATGAAAATAACAGGAAATGAAGTTTTAGCACATTATGAAGCACTTGCAAGTGTAGCACAGCTTAAAATGGGTGGCAGATTAGCAGTTGCCATTATGTCTAACATTAAGATGTTAGAGCCACACTTTAAGGCAGTCGTGGAAACGATAGAAAAGATACGCGAGGAAAATAAAGATAACAACGATAAGATAAAATCAGAACTTGAAGAACTAGGAGAACAGGAAATAGAAGTATCTGAATACACAAAAGTTGATATAAGCGCATTTGATAGTTGTGAAGCCATTGAGCCAGCTAACATTATCGCACTTAGCTTTATGATTAACGATTAATCAGCAGAAAGGAGCAATCCAATAAATGAAAAATATTAATTGGGGTGCGGATTTCAATTTGCTGTATGCAAGATATTACAGCAAATATTTAGTTGACGGAAAAGAATACAATCAGACACTTAATGAGTTTAAGTACAGCAACATAATCAATCCGAACAATAGCATTTCCATAGGTAACACTTGCAGTAGTAGTGTTACCTTTTCTATTTATAATCCAGAAATCACGCTTGAAAATAAGGATATAACCATTTTTGAGGGCGTTAAGGGCGATAGCGGCATTGAGTATGTACAGATAGGCATATTTACTGTAACTAAAGAAGAAAGCAATGGCGAATACACTAAGTACACAGCTTATGACAAGATGTACAAAGCTGAAAAAGGTTATTTTACTAAATTAACTTATCCTAGTACGGATAAAGCTATTTTAGAGGAAATCTGTACAAAGTTAGGCATACAGTTAGCAACTAGCATAACAAACACACATACAATCATAGATAGGCCGCAAGGCTATACAATGCGTGAAATGATAGGTTATATGGCTATGCTACAAGGTGGAAATGCGGCTATTAATTCTGACGGAAACCTTGAAATAAAGTGGTACAAAGATAGCGGTTATGTGCTTGACGGACATCAATACTATCAGCAAGGGGTTACTTTTACCACTAGCAAAGATTTTACGATAAGAAAGCTGACTTGTAACAATACAAAGTCTGGTGATAAGGAAACTAGCACAATCACTAGCGGCAGTGGTACAACTGGACTTAGCTTTGCTAATCCATTTATGACACAAGCTAACTTAAATGAGATTTATAAAAAGATAGGCGGTTTTCAGTTCAGACCGCTCACAGTTAAGTTTTTAGGTGATTGGCGATTAGAGGTAGGCGACATTATTACTGTAAATAAAGGCGACGTTGATTACAAAGTACCTATAATGCAGATTACGCACGAATGTGACGGCGGCTTAATGGATACAGTTACATCTATCGGACAATCTGACACAGAAAACAGCAATATCGCTAGTGGTCCGATAACAAAGCAAATGGAACGATACTACGCCGATTTAGTCTTGATCAACAAGGCAGTTATCGAAAATGCTGATATAACTAGTGCTAATATTGAGAGTTTAAAAGCACATCAAGCGTATATCGACCAATTAAAGGCTAATAAGATTGAAACTATTACAGCAAATATTGTTAATTTGACGGCAAATAAAGCTACGATTAATGAAGCTAATATCGCTAAGTTACAAGCAGATTATGCACAGATAGGTGTATTAAACGCAGACGTAGCAGACATTAAGACTTTAATGTTTGGTTCTGCGACAGGTAAAAGCTTAACAACAGAATTCGCTAATGCAGTTGTAAGTGTTATCGGCAATGCACAGATTAAGGATGCTATGATTGACAGCATAGCTGCGAGCAAGATTACAGCACTTGACCTTAATACCACCAAATTTAAGGTTCATAGCGAAAATGGAATGTCTTATTGGCAAGATAACACAATTATCATTAAAGATACTGACAGAATAAGAGTTCAAATAGGTAAAGACGCTAATTCAGACTACAATATGTACGTTTGGGATAAAGCTGGCAATCTTATGTTTGATGCCTTAGGACTTACTGAAAAAGGCGTCACAAGGAAAGTTGTTCGTGATGATGTTGTTCAAGATAATGCTAATATCAATGCGAGTAAGCTGGATATTGAAACGCTATTTAACGTTATCAATAACGATAGTACACATACACTTAAGAGCAATAAAATTTATCTGGACAACGAGGGACAGACACTTAATGTCATTATGCAAGCTATAACAAGTGGTGCTGGCAAAGATTATACTCAATGGGGCGGTATGATGAAAGTTGCTAGTGATTTTATCACTAATAAGTTATGGTGGACTGAAAATGTTGACAACGAAAGCATTAAGACCAAGTTTTCTACTGTTAATCAGAAACTAGATAGTTACGAAATCACGTTATCCGACTTATACCAACAAACGAACGATAATTTTATGGTGTATACAGTTACAGAAACACCTAACAAAGATAATTACCCAGCTATTGATTGGTTCATACCTATTTATCCGTCAGATGATTTGTTTCCAAGCGATAATCTTACTTGGACTTATAGCAATGATGAATACGCAAAATATCACGGGGCAATAGCATACAACGAAACAGCTCATAAAACTTGGCGTTGGGCTAAAGATGGTAAAGGTAATTGGGGTTGGAAAGAGGTATCTAACACACAATTAGCCTATATGCTTAATCAGAACGCTAGTCTTAAGATTAATCTTAATAGCATATCAACAGAATTAACACAGACAAAGAAAAATCTGACAGATAATTATAGTACAACAACTACTATGATTAACAAAATTACGCAGGAAATTAATGATAATGGTTCAAGTATTAGTTTGGCACTTAGTGGAACTTACGCTAAGTCAAGCGATTTAGAAAGTTATGCAACTAAAACAAGCCTTGATTTATATATCAAAAAAGACCCTAAAACAGGCGAGCTTAAGAGTGCTATCGAAGCTATTGCAGATACAATAAATATTACTGCAAGGGGTGGGCTTAATTTAAGTGGCAACAGGTTTACATTAAACAGCACGAACGCCAGCATTACAGCAGACGGAACTATAACTTGTAGCAATCTGATTGCCAACGGCGGAAACGTTGGCGGCTGGAAAGTGTCTAAAGATTCAATAAGTACAATATTTAAGCAGAATAATGACTTATTCAGAATTGCATTACAAATACCTGGTGATATTACACCATATGTTTTTTCGGTTTTTCACGGAACTGAAGATGAGGGATACAGCAAAAGTCCTAATTTTTATATAAGTCAAACTGGTAAACTATATGCAACTAACGCACAAATTACAGGAAGCGGCTATTTTTCGTCTGGCACGATTGGAGGCTGGGACATCAGCAAGTCTTCTATCTATAAAGATTACGGCAAATATAGAACTTATATGCAGGCACCCGCTAATTCCGAAGCTTGGACATTCTCTTGCCAAGAAGAAAAAGATGGGGCATATTATGGTAATTGGTACGTTCGTGCGGATGGATATATGTATGCTTCTAAAGGTCAAATTGGCAATTTCTCAATTGATAATGGTATATTGTCGACATACCAAAATAATGGAATTAAAGGAATGTCAATAGACCAAAATTACATTAAATTCTATTCTTGGGTCGACGATTACGAAAATTATGTAGGTTCGATAACTACAACAAGATATTATACTAGCAATAATGAAGTAAGAAGAGCTTTAGTGCTAAATGCAGATTATGGAGATGTTGTCGGAATAAATTGCACTAAGAATAAAACAGAAAATACGGAATATGAATTCGTTGTAAGAATAAACGACGATTTAAACAAATCATTAGAGTTTTTTTCACCCAATATTTCTATGAATGGTGGATTTCAAGATAACGTAAAAAAACCAACGACACTTACAATATATTGTTATAATCCAAATTCAGGAAAAGATACCCAAAATGTCAGAATTACAAATCTAGAGGACAGACACTACGAGAACTGCGAACTGTCTGTGTACGGAAGCACCTCTATAGGATATGATTTGCGATGTTTCGGGTCAATTTATGGAACAATTGCTTCTGATTCAGACGAGAACGTAAAAAAAGATGTTCATTTATTGAATTCAGAAGACTCTTCTGAATTTATCTACAATTTAAAACCTTGCGAATTTAAAATGATTAACGGTACTTCTAATCGCTATCATCACGGATTTATTGCACAGCAGGTTAAAGAAACTATGAAAGATGACTGGGGATTATTTATCGATAAAAAGATTAATAATGATAACTACGAAACACAAGTCTCAGACGAAAACGGAAATACAACTAAAGAACTAACAGCAAGATACGCATTACGCTATGATGAATTAATAGCGGATTTAGTTGCGACTGTACAATCGCAGAATATGCGTATTAAAAAATTAGAAAAGCAACTAAGTAATTAAGGGCATCTTCGGGTGTTCTTTTTTTAGTACAAACTAGGAGGTAAAACACAATGTTAGACATCAACTCATCAATTCAGAAGAACGGAACACTATCCGTTCAAAATTCAGACGGAACACTTAAACAGGTGGCTTATCTGTCAGCTACAATCAGCGAAAGCGGCACAGTTAGTATGTCAGCCAGCTTTAATGATTTTGCGGCATACTTAGCAAATGATATAGCACTAGACAGCGAACTTAAGAGCTTTCTTGATGGCGTTAAAAACACTTACAAGGCAACATACAGCACAGAAGATAACACAATTAGTTCAGATGTAAATATAACAGGGACAGTAGAAAGTGAGGTATTTTAGTATGATTAAGTGTGGAGATTTTTCGGCGTGGAATGGTGCAGTTGACTGGAACAGAGTTAAGGCGGCAGGACTTACTCACGCTATCCTTAAGGTTATCAGACGTGATTTTGACCCAGATAAGCAGTTTGAAAACAACTGGAAAGGCTGTCAGTTAGCAGGCGTGCATATTTGCGGTGTATACAACTATGTTTACACACCGACAGTAGAAGAAGCTATTGCGGCGGCTAACAGAGTGCTTGAAGTGCTTGACGGACGTAAGGTAACTGTCTGGATGGATGTTGAAGATGAATGTATGCGGAACTTGGGTTCAGAGCTTATCGACATTATTAAGGCTTACAAAGAGGTTATTGAGGGTGCAGGCTGTCAGTTCGGTGTATATACTGGCTTATCATTTTATGGTAGTTATATCAAGCCTTACACAAGCCCTAGCGACTTAGATTGTCCGTTCTGGATAGCACGTTACTATCTTGGATATGATGAAATGCAGTTAAATGATGATGTTAACGCAGATAAGACACCCAGTATCGACCATTATCTTGCGGGGTGGCAGTATACTTCTAGCGCAAGAATTGACGGTGTAGACGGAGTTTGCGACTTATCAGAATTTTATGGTTTCCACAATGATGAAGATAATGCAGAAGATAACAGCGAAGAAGATAACGCAGAGGATAGCACAGATAAACACGTATATGCTACATACGCCGCTTATACAGACAGATGGTGGGGCGAAGTAGAGGATAGAGAAGATTGGGCTGGCGCAGGTGACAATAAAGCTATCACAGCACTTATTATCAAGGTTAGCAGAGGTTCAGTTAAGTACAGAGTTCACTTAAAGGGCGGTGATTGGCTTCCTTATGTTACTGGCTTTAATTATGACGATTACGATAATGGCTATGCAGGTGACAAGAAGCACGAGATTGACGCAATAGAAATCATTTACTATACGCCAGAGGGTGAGCCTTGGAAGTATGCAAAGTATATGGTATCTGTATTTGACAACCGCAACTTCTATCCAGAACAGATAGACAATGAAACATCAAACGGAATGGACGGATATGCAGGTGTTATGGGTAATGCAATCGACAAGTTCCAGTTGTGTATTGAATAAGCTACTTGATGTAATTTAGCGTACTTTGTGATATAATAAATTATAATTGCAAAGAAAGGACAGATAAAATGCTGAAAGATACAATAGTACAAAATAACTATATGGAGTTGATAGATACAGTTAATGTATCCGAACGAAACAAAGAAATTGTAAAAAAATACATAGCTGGAATTAAAATGAAAGCTCTAAGTGAAGAATATAATGTATCATACGAAAGAATTAGAGCAATAATCTATAATTATATATGGCATTGTTCTCACTATAAAAAACGTATAAATAAAAAGAATTTAATTTGTCGAAAATTGTCGAAATAACACGACCGAAAGTATTTGAAATATACTAACAATAAATGTATAATAAACTTGTCTTTGAGAAAAGACCCTTAAACATTTTCAAGTTCTGGCAGGCGATATTGTTTGATTGGCGTTGGCAATATCGCCGCTACACTTGACACGATAGAACGTGTGTTCTATAATAATCGTATCGCTATCAAACGTGCAAGGGCAAGAGAGGGGAGTGCAGGTTTATGAGTAATGAGGAATACAGGCGAATAATAATAGAAACAGTCAATAACTGTAATAATAAAAGATTTTTAAAGTTTTTATATGAATTAATTATATCATTCAAAAAGAAATGGGGCATTTAATGCCCCTCTTTCTCATACCAATAGGCTATATTGTCAAATATAGTTTGTTGATGTTCTTTATTAAGTTTCATTAACTTCTTAACACTATCCAACATTTTCTTATCTGACATTAAGTCGGGAATAATATCAGCATTATCAGTAGATAAATTATCTTCCCATCCCATTAAATATGATGGAGAAATATCAAGAATCTGTGCAGCAATCTGAATTTTATCACTTGGTATGTTTGTTACGGCATTGTTTTCATACTTATATAATGTCTGTTTAGAAACGCCCATCTTTTTAGCCAACTCTACTTGTGACATATTGTTAAGCTCTCTTTGTTCCTTAATCCTATCTCCAACAGTTTTAATCATTAGTGTTTCCTCCTTTCCTATCGGTAACTTGATTATAGCACAAAAAAGTTACAAGTCAAGAAAAAAATAACTTGACAAGTTACTTTTGCGGTGTATAATAAGAGTAACTTCAAAAGTTACGAAGTTGGAAAGGAGATGAGAAGATGGTTGATACAAACAAGCTTCGTGGGATTATTGCTGAAAACGGAAAGACGCAGACAGAAGTTGCACAAATGATAGGCGTAACGCCCAAGACTTTCTATTTGCGAATGCACAAGGGCATTTTTGGCAGCAATGAAATTCAGATTATGATTGATAATCTGAATATTGAAAATCCTATGGATATTTTTTTTGCAAAGAAAGTAACTTCATAAGTTACCACAAGGCGCATAAGAATTAGAATTTTTGATATTGATACAATAGAGAAGTGATGGTAGCGGTAAATAGTTACAAACTTTTATTCAAACATCATTAGTTCCTTTTGGCAGGGATAGCGCCCTGTTCGTATCAAGTGTGAATTACCTACCGATTGGCAGTTTTGTCTTTAGCATATTTATTTAATTCTATTGATATAGAAATAAGAGCGTACAGGGTGCAGAAGTCTACGCCACAGAAGTATGAGCCGACCACTGATACGCACAATGCTATGACAGTATCCATACAATCTCCTTTTTGGAAAATGTCTACCATCACTTCTCTATTGTATCAATAAACATAAAGTTCTACAAGCTACAACAGATAGAAATGAGCAAAATTGCTCAAATGTGCCTTAAAAGGAATATATCACACATTATTAGAAAGGAATGTTTATGGAGCTACAGATTTTTAGCAATTCAGAGTTTGGAGAAATCCGAACTATTACTAAAGATAATGAGCCTATGTTTTGTCTGGCTGATGTATGCAAGGCATTGGAAATATCAAATGTAAGTCAGCTAAAAACAAGACTTAAAGAAGATGGGGTCATTACTAATGAGGTAGGGGTACAGACAGGCGTTAAAGCTGATGGCACTCCAGCGATTCAGAAAGTAAGAATGAACTTTATCAACGAGAGCAATCTTTACAAGACAATCTTTCAGAGCCGCAAAGAAAGTGCAGAGAGATTTACAGATTGGGTTACATCAGAGGTTCTTCCGTCAATCAGAAAAACAGGCAGTTATGGTATGCCAAAGACAACAGGCGGTCAGATACAACTTTTAGCACAGGGCTATACAGAACTTGAACAGGCTGTTAACTCTATCAAAGAAGATATGACAGAGCTTAAGGATAACACGCCTCTTTACGGCTGTGAGATTGATGAGGTCAAACAGCACGTTAATAGAAAAGGTGTAATTGTACTTGGTGGCAAGGATAGTGAAGCTTATAAGAACGGCAGTATTCGCAGTTCAGTATATTCTGACATATATAAGCAGTTAAAACGTGAGTTTGGTTGCGTGACAACATATAAGAGCATAAGAAGAAAGTACATTGATAATGTACACAAGTTTATAGATGATTATGCGTTGCCTATGGTCCTTGCTGAACAGGTAAAAGAAGCTAATGCACAGATAAGTATGAGTTTTTAAGGAAAGGAGTTTTAGCAGATTGATATTTATTATTTCTGAAAAAGGCGAAAGAGAGCAGATTAATGAGGTAGAAAAACTTGAAATCCTGGCACACATTGGCAGAAGAACAAGTTACCTCTTAGGAAGAAATAAGCATTGTGAACTCTTAAGAAGAGTAGTTGTAAAAGATATTTTAGGGCAGCTGGGGCACGAATTCGGGTGTGAACTAAATGAACTGAAAAAGAAGTACATAGCAGACACTCACGATTATATCGACTGCTACGAACTGCCTACAATAATGAAAGAGAGATATAAGCTATGATACAGGGATTTATGTTGGGCGTTGTTGTCGGAATGATATTAGAAACTATATGTATTGTAGTTACAACATTAAAGATTAAAGCAAAAGAAAGGAAAGAACAGTATGAAACAGGTAAACGAGAAAGTAATAACAGTACAGGATTGTATTGATATGTATGAGAAAAAGGATATGTATACAGTTATTGACGGCGGTAAAGTTGTTGGATTTGTAGAAAAGAGAGAGGAGGAGAACTAAAGATGAAGGAGAGCGATAACAATATTACAGTTTTTGGGTTAGTTGCAGAAGAACCAGTTTTCAATCACGAAGTTTTTGGAGAAAAATTCTTTAAGATGATGGTTTCGGTTAATAGAGTTAGCGGAACAGTAGATACACTTCCTGTTCTTATATCTGAAAGAATTGTAGATATGAACGAATTAAAAGCAGGTGCTTGCGTAATGATTACAGGAAGAATAAGAAGCTACAACGAGCATATAGGTGAAAAAAGCAAGCTGATATTAGCAATCTTTGCCGAAGTTATAGAGATATATGAAAACGAGGCAGAACTACCTTTTAATAATGATGTAGTTCTTAGAGGCTTTATTTGCAAAGAACCTATATACAGGGTAACACCTCTTGGAAGAGAAATAACAGATGTTCTCATAGCCATTAACAGAGCATATGGCAAGTCAGACTATATACCTTGCATAACTTGGGGCAGGACAGCTAAATTTGTTGGTCACTTGCCAATAGGGACACATATAGAAATGACAGGTAGGTTTCAGTCAAGACCTTATGCGAAGAAGATAAGCGAAGATGAAATTGAAAACAGAGTAGCTTACGAGGTATCAGTAGGCAGAGTTGAGATTATAGAGGAAGAGGAGAATGCTGATGAATAGTGATATTACTGTTTCGGAATTAGCTAGTATGGCAGCAGATAATGAAAAGCGTTGTCAAGTATGGCATCCAGTTCAAGGTGTTATCTTTGACGGCACATTTGATGAACTTGACAGACGGCATTATCTTGCGGATAAGACAGTTGATAACTTTTCAATAGAAGATGACGTATTCATTATGAATATATAAATAAGGAAAGGATATGTTTATGAAAAGAGCAGTTTTAAAAAAGGT